TTGATGGGCATACCGCAGGGCATGCGTAACAATGCCATGTTTCACACAGGCATCTTCTTGCGTAAAAAGTATCCAGATGATTGGAAGAAGAAGCTGGAGACATGGAACCAGAAGATATGCAAGCCGCCCATGCCAGCCGATGAAGTAGTCACTTTGCAGAGGTCGATAGAGAAAGACAAGTACGGCTACAAGTGCAAAGAAGAACCAATGTCCAGTTATTGCAACCGTGATCAGTGTCGGACAATGGAGCACGGTATTGGTGGTGCCGCTGCGGCTCCGTCTATGGGTGGACTGACAATCTTAAAATCAGACCCGCGCTTATACTTCATTGATGTAAACGGACAGAGATTGGAGTTGTCTACCGAACAGCTTCAAATGCCTTTGCAGTTCCAACGTGCATGCATGGAACAGATTGATTTTATGCCACCCACCATGAAACCAGGGGACTGGCAACAACTTGTTAATAATATGATGTCAACGGCTACCAGCATCGAGGTGCCGAAAGAGTTGACCACAACAGGGCAGTTTGAAGAACTGCTAGAGATATACTGCACAAGCAGGATTCGTGCGAGAGCACCAGAAGAACTACGGCTTGGTAAGCCGTGGACAGAGAACGACTTAACGTTCTTTACAATGAAGGGGTTGCAGGAGTTTCTGCGTTCAAGAAACTTTGTGCAACTTAACAGACCACAGATACAGGAGCGGCTGAAGATACTCAACAACGGCAGCGATTGTAACACTTACTACAAACTCAAAGACGATAAGACAGGCAGGTGGCAAAACCTTCGTGTCTGGTTTGTCCCAGAGTTTGACGAAAACGAAGTTCATATTCCAAAGAAGGAGACAGAAAATGACATCCCATTCTGATGAAATCTATTTGAAGGTGGGGGACTTATCTAGTTGGTTGAACGTAGATAGGTCAACTATATATCGCTGGGTCGATAAGAAACACTTTCCACAGCCTATTGTGCTAGGACCAGAGGCAGACCAGAACAGCACCACGCGGTGGCTGCGTTCCGAGGTTGAAGAGTGGTTAGCCAATAGACCACGGGACAAGGCAGATGCCGACTGAGACACTTATCTTCGGACCCCCTGGGTGCGGCAAGACACATACGCTTATGAAAATTATGCAGAGAGAGCTGGACAACGGCACTCCTCCTGACCGTATTGGTTTTGTATCCTTCTCCAAGAAGGCCATCAAAGAGGCGAAGACAAGAGCCATGAGCAAGTTCCATCTGTTAGAGGATGACCTGCCGTGGTTTAAAACGTTACATGCATTAGGCTTTGCATGGTTAGGCATGGAGTCCAAGAACGTGGTGGATCCAGCCGACCTCCGAGCATTAGAATGGGATCTTGGAGTTCGATTTGATAACACTACGGCAGAGATGCTAGGCGAAGGTTTAATCCCAACATCCTACCAGAAGGGCAACCGCTACCTGTCAATTATCGCCAGGGCAAAAATGCGGTGCATCTCTATGGAGCAAGAGTATAGCGACCGTGGAGACTATGACCTGCACTGGGAAGAACTTGTTTTTATCAACGAGGTGTACAGCCAATACAAAGCCAACAAGAACAAATATGATTTTACGGACATGGTTGAGTTATTCGTGGAGCAAGGCACGGCACCCACGCTGGATGTATTGATTGTAGATGAAGCGCAGGACTTGACACCGCTGCAGTGGAAGCAGGTTAAGATCATCAAACAAAACTCAGACCGTATCTGGTATGCAGGGGACGATGACCAATGCGTTCATCGCTGGAACGGCGTTGAGGTTGAGGACTTCATGAACGCTTGTGACAACAAGACGGTTCTTAGCCAAAGTTATCGAGTCCCTCAAGCTGTGTTCTCACTGGCTAACAGCATTGTAGATAGGATACATACACGCTTTCCAAAGTCATGGAATCCTATGGAGCGTGTGGGCGATGTCCAGTTTCACAACAGTTGGTACGACATAGACATTGACCAAGGGTCATGGACTATCATGGGGCGAACAAACAACATCATAAAGAAGGTTGCAGACCAGCTTCGGGACGATGGATATCTATACAGGCTGAATGAAAGACTTAGCATCAACGAAGAGATGTTAGAGGTTATGAACATATGGATGGCCTTGGCAGACGGCAAAGTTGTAAACCACAAGGCGTTGGAGAAACTTTACGACAACGTCCCCAAGACAGGGGACAAAGCCGTGGTCAAACGTGGGTCAAGCAAAACCTTGTCTACCCTAGACCCAGAGGGGCTTTACGATTACAATATACTTGTTGAAAATCATGGACTTATAGCTGGAAGAGAAACACCAGCGGAGGATATCGTAAACATGTCTCAAGAAGACAGAAGATATGTTGCAGCCTTGAAGCTACGAGGCGAATCTCTTACAGCCCCACGCATAAAACTATCTACAATACACCGCATGAAGGGCGGTGAGGACGAAAACATAATCTTGTTTAGTGAGTCCTGCTTTCCTGCCGTCAACAATCCTGAACAGGATGACGAGCATCGTGTCTTTTACACAGGTATAACACGAGCAAAGGAGAACCTTCATATCGTGGATCATGAATGTAAGTATAGGTACGAGATATGAGAAAGCTATATAACACATGGCGCAGGCTTAACGTCCTTAATCGTAAAAGCCCAGAAGGGTTAGAGGCTTGTAAATCAAAATACGATATCGTAGACCCTGACTTTGATGACGACTTTTTGTTTAACTACTGGATGGATGTCAATGAGCCTTACAGAGGCCACGACCCAGGAACCACAGGAAACAAGCTACCGTCTGGTTATGACGGTTCATTAATAGCCCAAGAAAAGCACAGACTTGAAAGTCTTGAGAGAAACAAAGGCAAAACAAAATCAGACGAATATTTGAATGCTTTGTTGAAAGGATATATTAGATGAACAGAAAGCAGATACTCAAAGACGCTGATGGCAAAATTAGCCGTGACAGAGCAGAAGAGTACGGTGATGCGTGGGAAACCCATGAACGAGCCGCCTCTATGTGGTCTGCTATACTTGGTCAGGACGTTACCGTTGCGCAGGTTTACCAGTGCATAATAGCCTTGAAACTTAGTCGCCTGACCTTTTCACCAGAGCATCTTGATTCATGGGTCGATATTGCTGGCTATGCTGCACTAGGAGGGGAGGCGTATGACCTCAAAAGAAAACAGTCAGATTAGTTACCTGAACAGGCTGGATTTAGACACAATCGAGAAAGATTGGTTTCCACCTGACCACTTCCCTGACCTGCGTAACACCGACTATATCGCCATAGACCTTGAGACAAGTGACCCAAACATCACAGAACTAGGTCCAGGCTGGGCGCGTAGTGATGGGTTTATCGTAGGTGTGGCTGTTGCGGCTGGTGATTTTGTTGGATACTACCCTATCGCGCATGAAGGCGGTGGCAATATATCTCATAGGCGGGTGATGTCATGGCTTAAGGATCAACTGGCTACCCCACATATTCCAAAGATTATGCACAACGCTACATACGATGCTGGCTGGCTACGGTGGGCAGGGGTCGAGGTTCAAGGCACAATAATCGACACTATGATAGCCGCGCCACTATTGGACGAGAACCGCTTTAGCTACAGCTTGAACAATCTGGCAAAGGATTATCTGAACGAGCGCAAGGACGAGCGCACCCTCCGAGCCGCAGCGGCAGACTTTGGCATCGACCCCAAGGCTGAGATGTGGAAACTAAACTCTAGGTTTGTTGGTGCATACGCCGAGAAGGATGCTGAGTTAACGTTGAAACTCTGGAACCAGATGCGCATAGACCTGCAAAAGCAAAGCCTGATGACCATCTTTGACATTGAGACAGCGTTGATACCTGTCCTGCTTGACATGAGAGAGAAGGGTGTAGGGGTTGACCTGGATAGGGCAGAGCAAGCCAAAACGGGTCTAATTAAAGCAAAGAAAGACCTTATTAGAGGCATAGAGCACGATACAGGCATAAGGGTAGAACCGTGGGTGGCATCAAGCGTAGCCAAGGTTTTCGACCACTACAACCTGTATTACGGCAAAACAGAAGACACCAAACAGCCGTCTTTCAGAAAAGAGTTTCTACAGAACCACCCACATGAGATTGCAGGACGCATACTTAGGCTGCGCGAACTAGATAAGGCAAGTAATACATTCATCGACAACATTTTAAAGTTCTCGTACAAAGGGCGGATACACTGCGAGTTTCACCCACTGCGGTCAGATGATGGCGGAACTGTGACAGGTAGATTTTCGTCCAGTAACCCAAACCTACAGCAAATCCCTGCGCGTGACCCAGAGATCAAGTCCATGATTCGTGGTCTGTTTGTACCAGATGACGGATGCAGGTGGGGCAGCTTTGACTACTCAAGCCAAGAACCAAGGCTCTTGGTGCATTACTGTGCGTCCTTGCCAGATGATCAGAGGCACTACGCTATTGATGAGGTGGTTGAAGAATACAAGAAGGGCGATGCTGACTTTCACCAGATGGTGGCAGATATGGCAGACATTACGCGAAAGCAGGCCAAGACAGTAAATCTTGGCATCATGTACGGTATGGGCAAGGGCAAGCTGGCAAACACGATGGACATTACACCAGACCAAGCTACAAGCCTGTTGAAGAAGTATCACGAGAAAGTGCCGTTTGTTAAAGGGCTTGCCGATAAGGTGTCAGAGAGAGCCGAGAAGAACGGACAGATTAGAACGATACTAGGAAGACTGTGCAGGTTTAATATGTGGGAGCCGCGCAAGTTTGGCTATAACAAGCCTATGCCTTTGAAGCAAGCGCAGGAAGAGTATGCACCACAACCGTTACGGCGTGCGTTTACATACAAGGCACTTAACAGATTGATCCAGGGATCAGCTGCCGACCAGACCAAACAGGCTATGGTGGCATGCTACGAAGAAGGTCTGGTGCCGTTGCTCACGGTGCATGACGAACTTTGTTTCAATGTCGAGTCCGAGAAGCAAGCATCCAAAATTACAGAGATTATGGAAACAAGTCTGCCCCTCAAGATTCCGAGCAAGGTAGACCAAGAACTAGGAGAGAACTGGGGGGAGGTTGGCTAGTCCGCCAACGCTCTCATGCGGTCTACTAAACGCCGTGCGCGGTTCGGCACTTGCGTATACCACTTTGAGTCAACCATTTCGTCTGCGGCCTTGTTCCAATCTCTGGCATCAACGCCAGCCTTCATGCCCTTAAATTTACTCAACCGAGGCCGACCCATGTTGAACATCATGTTTGCAATAATGTGTTGGCATTCCTCTGGTAGGTCATCGAAGTCTGGATACAAAACCTTACACTCATCAAGAGTCACGGCTATATCAAGAGCAAACAACTGACGCACACGTTCTTGTTCAACAACTGTGCCTACAGGTTTGCCGTGCTCTTTATCTGTTTCAGTGATTAGATGACCCACGCCACACGTTGGCAGAGCTAAATGGTCCAAATATATCTCGTATTTGCACCCCTCATCTTCAGCGATTTCTTCGCGTAGTTTATCTTTGTTCATGGACTAGATCTCCCAAGTGCTTGCGCAAGTGCTTGCGTAGCAGGGTCTGGATTTAAGATTGGAGATACCTGTGCCGTTGTGCCTGCCTGTGCTGGTTGCACCTGCGGTATCTGACTCATTGCTTGTTGTATCTGTGGCTGTAATTCTTGCATTGCTAACTGTGTTGCGGGTCTTGCTTCTTCTTGAGCCTGTTGTACGTTCATGCGTGTGCCCTGTACTGCCGCCGCTGATGTTAATTGCCACATGGTTTGAAAACCTTGTGCAATAGGATGGTTAGATTTGTATTTACCAGAGAAAAACTCTTTAAGAGTATTAGGCTGTCGAGAGGCCATCATCATACGCAAAACCTTCGGGTTACGAAGTGCAACCGACATTACTTTAAACGCCGCCGCTGTGGGCAGTGTAGCAAGAGGATTCATAATCAAACTAGCAACACCAAGACCAAGTGCAATGTTCGGCGCAGCAAGACCACCCTTGCCAGCAATCGCGGCGTTAGACCCACGAACCATAGTTTCTGCCATAGCGTTTAACCCTTCAGCAGCACCCTTACCAAACATAGCGTTAAGTGTTTCGTCACCATAGGATCGAAGAACAGACTGTAACTTGCTGCCCAACCTGCCAGACTTGAAGGACTCAACAAAGTCATCCGTCATACGAATCTGTCCAGCTTCGTCCACCGTGGCACCGATTTGCTTCAAAACTCTGCCCATAGCAGCATCTCGCACCAGTTCCATAGTTGGAACTTCACGACCATTGACGTTAGTTACCCTGTTACCAAGAAACTTTTGAGCCTCTCGGATTGAAGCAGGGTTTCTAAATACAGTTTGAGCAATTACTTCAGGGTCTGTAGTTGATTGTAACGTGCGAAGAACAACGTTACTGTCTACCGCCGCACGCTTTGCTTCTGCCGCTTGTAAATCTTTTAAAGCCTGACCAAGTGGCTTGCTTCGTAATTGTTGAACAACTCCTGGAGAAAGATTGGCCTTGCCTCGTTCCAGAACCGTTAGGATATCATTGACAGCTTTCAAGTCATCGCCAAGAAGTTTGTCTACAGCCGTGCCTTTCTGCCTGATGTTTGCCACCAGTTTGATAGGGTCAATAACTTCAACCCCTGTGGCAGGGTCGATGGTCAAAGAGCGTTTAACTTGCTCCTGTATATACATTTTAGATAAACCCTGACGTACAGCTTCGGCTTGTTCAGCTCCTGTGCCGCGAATCGTAGCACGCTCGGCAGCTTCAGCCTCTATAGCACGAGCCTCCATTTCTACACTTCTGCGAGTTCGGTTGTTTGCGGGTAGATCTTTTACTGCCTCTAAAGCCTCTTCTACAGTGCGATTTCCAATTCTACGAGACTTTAGTATTCGTGTGCCTTCTGCAAGATCCACGATTCCAGTTTCCGCTCCCAAGGCTTTGCCAGTTGGAGCACCACGAATAGCCTTGAGTAACTGATCTAGTGCCTCTGGGTTGTCCTCCTGTATAATCTTGTCAAAGATAAACTTCATATTCATCTGACCAGATCTAGTCTGCTTTATAATGTCTTGGACAACGATGTTATCGAATCTGCTAATACTGTCTCTATAAAAGTCATTTGTTCGATTTAATAAATTTAACGCATCACTTGCTTCACCTGTGGTGAGGTCTAATTTAAAACCGTCTGGTTTAATTAATCTATCACCTGGACTAGCAACCGCTTTATCTAATCCTTTAGTAGACATCTCGCCCAACGTAATCTCAGCTTCTCTAAAAGCAGAATTTACAGAGGCTTTGAGAGAGCCAAGAGCACCCACGTTGACATCATTAAGAAGGGCTGGGTTGCGAGAAGCATCAGTTAAGCCTGTGCGAATACGAGATAATTCTTGCGCTGTAGCATAATCACCAAGACCACGAACCTGCGCTGCAAAACGTGTTGCACCAATATCTGCAATGCTGTCTTTTGTAAGACGTTTTAATTCTTCTTTTATTCCAGCAGTTGGGATAATTGCTTGACCGCGTAATTTATCATTAACCACCGTATACAGACGATCAATATCCTCATCAAACACGGCTTTACGTTTACGAATCATGTCATCAAGATTCTTAGGAATAGTTTTGCCATCCTTTAAGTTTCTCATGATTTGATCGATTTCACCTTTAACCGCATCGTCCATACGCATCTGTGCGTTAGCCAGCTTTTGATCCGCACTAGAGTAAAAGTTATCAATGTCACGTTTTACAATCTCATCAAGATTGTTAATAGCTGTATCATCTGCAATTCCAAACGCACGCATCTGTGCTAGAGATTGTTCAAGGTTCTGCATCGCCGCTTTTTGATTTGGAAACACACCTTCATAAACAGCTTGAAGACGATTTAAGACTGGACGAAAGGCTTCATCCGTAGCACCAGCAATCGTAGGACGAAGACCTTTATCAATTAGTTCACGAGCCTGCGCACGCAAAGCCTCGTTTTCTGCACCCCCTGGACCTTTGATGATGCGACCAAACAACTTTGATATGCCTCGCCCAACACCTTCACCAAATACGCCAAAGGCACCCTCTATAGCGGCATCACGAGCAATATCTGTTGGAGATTGCATCTGCAATCCTTCGGCAGCTTCAATGCCTTCATCAAGTAATTTACCTCCAGCGGCGGCGGCTCCTACAAGCAACGTACCTGGAATAAACCCTACACCAGACGCAGCAATCGCCGTGCCTGTAGCGGCGAGAATCGGCAGTGCAGTTGCACCAGCAAACTCTTTGACATCGTTAAACGAGAAACCTTCTTCATCGATGGCAAGTTCGCGACCTTCACCAAGACCAAGTTTGGTGCGACCTTCCTGTGTCAGGATATGCCTGCCTAGCGGATCTACACGATAACCATCGTTACCCACAACAGTGCGCAGATAGTTGGACTTTTCATCAGCCGTGTCCATACGACCAAACTGAAAGCGTGAGAAACCACCAATACTGTCAACCCCAGAGGTATAATCTACACCAGGTTCTTTGTACTTGCTGACATACTCTTCTTCGGTAAGTTGTTTCTTTGTAACAGGATCTATACCTGCAAGTCTTGACTGACGAGCATAGTCTTGTATTTCTTCTACACTTGCAGTGGCAAGATCCACATCTCCAACTGTGGGTTGCTCTGATTGAAACAACTGGAAAAGAGTATCAAGCTCTTGCTGTGTTGGATCATCACCAGCAATTTCAACTTGTTCAATCTCTTTTGTGAAAGGGTTTTCAATTTTAACTATTGGCATAATTTACCCCAAGTTGTAACGAATAATGCCGTCATCACCTCTGTTAGCACCTATTGAAGTTGTGACTAAGTTACCACCTACATATACACCAGCACCCTTTCCACCACCAGCCCTAAGACCTGCCTCTTGTAGCCGTCTTTGGTCATCTGAAAGTAAGCCTGCGGCTGATTGCATTGTGCCTGGTTGCAACAATGGGGCTAAAAACTTTTCAGTTTGAGACATTTGCGAGAACGCTTCTTTCTGCGACTTACGCATCTTATCTGCGGCTCTTTGTAAACGTTTAATCATCTGTGATCTGTTTTGAGTAGCAAATGTTAAAATGCCGCCGTTCAAGGCTCCTGCACCAAAGTATGCCTCAATCAAGAAATCAACATCTCTGTTTGAAATTGAGTTAGCTGATTGCGTGGCTCCAAGCGTTACAGGAATAACATCCTGCAGCGCTGCTCTCATAGCGTTCCGAACCTCTTCTTTATCGCCATAATTTTTAGACAAATCCATGCCAAAGAATGAACCACCTTTAAATATAGCATCATCAACTACGCTAGAGAAACCAGTCACTTTGCCTTCGGCCGTTGTAACCATAGCACCTTCAAGCAGGGCTATACCAGACTCAGCATTAATAGCATTTGTTACAGCATCTCTATAATCTGTAAGTCTTTTATTGTACTGTTCTGGTGTTATTTTTTTACGGTCTAAAGCATCTTTTAATGCAGTGGCATTTGCTGACGCTTGATTTTTTAATGCAGTAAGGGCGGCTGTTCCAAGTATGTTGTCAGGAAACGTTCCTTCTTTTAAATCTCCCTTGGTGATGAATACAGATTCTCCCTCTCCGTACTCTCTACCATTGTATGTTGTACCACCTTTGCCAACAACCATCTCTACAACGTTTGCATTGTCTCTTTTTATTAGTCTTTCTTCTGCGCTAATTTTACCTGTCTCTTGTAAACCATACTGCAAGGCAGACAATTTAAGCTGACGGTTAAACTCGTCTTTCTTTGCCTTGTCTTTAATAAGCATGTCCGCACCATCGCTCATGGCAGAAGCGATGTTCTCGATAGCGTTAGGACTCTTACCCGCCGCCATAGCAAAACCAATCTTGGCAAGAATAAGACCGCTATCAGTACCCTCGTAGCCTGGTGCTTTGTCCATAAACTCTTTGATAAACCCGTCTAGAGTTTTTTCTTGCTCTTCTTTTGTTCCGCTATTAATGACTCTTTCGATTTCCTCTTTGGCGGATGGGGCGGCATCACCACCCTCTTGACCGCCGTCACCAGATGCACCGTCACCAGACTCATCATCTCCTTTTTTGTACTTCGCTAGATCCACATCAGCTTCGTCACGATCTGCTGCATCTACTGCTTTCTGGAAATCGTCTTCTTTACGCTGATCTTGCTTGGCTGCCTCAATATCGTCCATAATCAAACCAGCCATAAATTCGGTTTCGCTTTTGTCACCAACTTTACCAGTCTCTTGATCTGAGAAAACGATGCCTTGTTCTTCCATTTGCTTGCGTGCTTCTGCTTCTGCTTGCCTACGCGCAATCGCTTCTGGACTGTTATCCATAGTATTGCGATTAAGTTGCTCTTGCATGATTCGTTCTGCTGCCATGCCGCCTTCAGGTATGCGAGTGACAGGAAAACCACGACCACGAGAAGATGCCGTTTGCATGTTCTTAGCATCTACTAGTTCTGCAATTCCTTGACTAGCAAGAAAGTCTCTATCTAAACCACCAGGTAACATTGATGATACTCGATCACCCATTGTAGCGTCACCTCGTTTGCCAGAACCAAGCACACCTTGAGTGGCTGAACCAGCTAAACTACGAGCAAATGCCCCACCTCCTGCGGCAACTCTGGCTGCTGGATTTAAAACACTTTCAAGCACTCCACCTATTCTAGTGCCTGTTGGGTCTTTTACTCTACGCCCTGCCATATTCGCGCTTTGAGCGGCTTGAAGCACAGCAAACTCGCCTGGACTAATTCCTGCGCTTTGTCCATAACCAATGTTTCGACCACTTTTAATGAACCTTTTAGCAATGTCAAAAGGTTGAAGAGAACGAACACCTCCAACTGGGCGACCAACTGTGCCAAATGTTCTACCTGTTAAAGGAGATGTAAATGTTTGATAGTTTCCAACAGTTCCACCAGTGAAAAAGTTTTGCACGCCAGCCGAACTGTTCAAAGCGTTACGAGCATTCCGTTTAAACATTTTACGGTTGTATATGCTCATCGCTATCTCCCAAACAGACCGCTAAACAATCCACCTTCACCAAACGCTCCTGCTTGTTGCAGTCCTGCGATGCCCATGCCAATGCCGCCAAGCTGTGACATCAGGCTAGGCTTTGGCGCAGTTGTAGAGGTCAGTGTCTGTGTTTGTGTCGGCACGCCACGGAATATGTCAGACATAAAGCCAATACGTTGGTACGGCTCAAACTGGCGTTCAAGGCTCGTGGCACGTTGTGCATCAATCTCGGCTTGTTGCTGTTGTTGCTCTTGTCCACCAAGCTGTGATAGCAGGCTAATGTCTCGCTGTTGCGCAGCTTGCGCAGATTCGCCCAGAGCGGCTTGTTGGAGTCCGAGCTTGCCGAACAATTCTCCAGCTTGCTGTGCCCTGTTCTGTGCGCTTTCAAACGCCTGTGAACGCAGTTGTGATGATTGTCTTGCCAACGCATCCGCTGTATTGCGCTGTAGTTCTTGTTCGGCTACTGCCTGACGAGAACCACCAAAAGCACCACCTTGTATGGCACCAGAACCAATTCGCTGACGCTCGATGTCTGCCTGACGTTGTAAATCCTGCATACTTTGGTCAACAACTTGGTCTATGTAAGGATTCATAAACTGTTGATAGCCTTCTGGAGACAAAGACGCTACACCTTGACCTAGAGTATAAGCCCCTGCCTGCATCATAGGTTGATAAGCACCAATCCCTGCAAGGCCAAGTTGGATAGCCTGTTGCTGGGCAGGCGACATTGAAGCAACCTGATAATCAGGAATCGTGGTGGGTTGGTTTGCTAGTGTCTCTGCACTGGACAATATGTTTTTTAAATACTCTTCCTGATACTTTGGAAGCGACTGTGAGGTTGAAGTAACTGTCATCACGCCATCCTTTCAAATTTATCCATCAAAGAATACATGACATCAGCACCTTTCTTAGGGTCACCGTTTCCTGCGCCTGTAACAGCCTTCTTAGTCATAACAAACTCTTCGTCTGAAAGTCTTGCTTCTTGTACTTTTTTACCATTTTGATAGATACCTGCTTTGATATCGTCCGAGGTTCCAGTGCCTGGACCCTCAATTAGACCACCTGCTTGAAGAGTTACAATACCACCAGAGGCTAAAGTCATCCGCGCTTTTACAGCGTCCTCTAGTTCTTCTATTGTATCATACGCTATTCCTGTGTCGGGGTCTATAAACAAGCCTTTATAGGGCTTTCCTTCATAATCAGGACTAGACTCACCGCCTTCAGGCTGTCCTGTTATATCTTCTTCTTCACCCTTGCCAAGTAATCCTAAAACACTAGACCCTAGGGCAATGTCACCAGCACTAAGACCCGTGCCAAAAAGACCACCTTTAGCGGCTTTTGCGGCGGCGGCTTTTGCGGCAGTGGCCTCTGCGGCTTTTGCGGCGGCGGCTTGAGTAGCGGCTTTTGCTCCTGCCGATTGCGCTGCAACACCTGTTGCTCCTGTGCCTATGCCAAGAGCACCAAGCCCAGCCCCCGCGCCGCCAGCAAGTATAGCATTCTTTATAACATCGTCTGTGTCGCCACCAGCGAGAAGAGTGCCAATCCCAGATCCAAGAGCCGCGTTTAACGCAGCACTACCCGCAGGACCACCAATGAGATATCCTATCGCGCCACCTGCTATCGGAGCTAGTTTCTTTAGAATGCTCATAGCACCACCTTCACCGTCCCACCATCATTATACAAAGCCCCTGTTTCAAGTCCAGTAGCAGATGTCGGTAAGTCTGTGAGTGTTATTTTTGTGCCTCGCAACTCACCTGGGTTTTGTAACTGTACCACAAGTTGAGTCAAAGAGCGAACCATCTCATCAAAATACTGCCTATCGTACTCTTCAGGAGCTAACGGAAACTGTGGCGGTACAAGGTCTCTGCTCATCGTTTACCGTCCTGTTGTATTTCCAAACGAGGAGAACCAAGTCTCCAAGCCACACCCAAGTTATCGGATTCTATCCTCAAACCAAAAGACCTTCCTCTTAGTCTTGTATGGTTCTGTTCTGTTGTGTCAGTAACTGTTAAAGCCTTAGAAGTTGTAAATCCACCTGCAGGAGAGCGTTGTGACTTGAGCGTTATAGTTGCTTCTTTTGTTGCAGTAGATGTAGATCTGTCAAAGTTTACATCAGGTATCATGCGGCGAATAAACAAGAAGCTGTCACCATCACCAATATCAATCGGCGCAGACTCTATAAATGATGATATAGCCACACCGTCAGCATCAGAGCCAATCTCGTGATCATATAGCTTACTTGGGTAAGATGTGTTTGAGGCAGAGGTGGTAGCTAACGGGAAGTCGTTTATACCACGATCAAGCCAAGCTGTTCTTTCAAGGTTTCCATGATACCAAATTTTTTGCTCGTAGTTGTAAACAACATATCGGTTGTTCTCACCAGACCCTGTTTCGGAAGGGTAAAACCAAAAGACTTCACCAAAGGCTGCATTAGATCCAGCAAAAACTTTATTAGCTTGTTGCTCATCAAAATCATCAAAGATGTAGTCTCTTAACGTACAAGGCAATGGTTGAACACGACCATCATAAAGATAGAAACGATCCACACCCATCCAAAAAACAGCATCGCCAACAGCTACCGCAGCGTTAACCCCGCGAATGGTCGTTTGATTTGACAACTGTGTAATTCCAAAAGTAAAAGGAGGACCAATAAATTGCATTGAATGCACAGAACTATCCGTAATTAAAAGAACCTCACGGCGAGTTTCTACTGCTTGTACTATTTCTGAACCATTTCCTATCCTTAAATCACCTGCGGTATTTGTTGCCGTGGGCGTCCAATCAAAAGGATTCTCTTGTGAACTAAAGCGCACAAGCAATGGGTCTAAATCATTTGAGCCAATAGCGTTTGTACCAACAGCAATAACATGACGATCTCTGTCTGAAACAAGAACTTGATTTGCAGCAATAGGCGCACTGGTAGAATAGAAACTTATATCTCTAGCACGTTCAGTAAACCCTGTTGTGGCATCCCAATAATATATTCTACCGCCACGAATGTTAAAGATAAGGTCTTCACCAAAATTGTCGTGCTTCCAAAACCGTAGCTGATTTGTAGCAAGTGTGTCGGCTGGTTCGTTCCAGCCATTCCTGCCCCATGTTCCTGCACCCCAGCCATACCCACCAACAACATTGTCTAAGCCAGGGGTTATTTCATAAGCTACATTAGCTTCGCCAGAATTTAACAAAGACACTTCTGCGCCTTGAGCGATGGTAAAGGTATAAGATCCATCATCTATAACAGTTATAGTATGCTCACCGTTTAACAAGCCAACTAAGGTTGTGTACAGCCCACCAAAATTAGCGTCAGAAATAGTTATATAGTCTCCTGTAGTCGCGCCATGACTGGAGTGGCTTACAGTAACGGTTGTGCTGTCTTGAGTAGTTGAAAAAGTAAGGTTGCTGCCTAAAACAACACCGACTTGAGCCACTGCCGAGCCAAGTGTTGTGCTAGCTGAAACACCTGTCAGTATTACGGTAACAATACGCGGATTACCCGCTGTAGATGTAAGAGAAAAGCCTGTTACAGGAATGCTAATGTTGCCTGAAGCCGAAACACTGTTCAAAGAAGAGGTTAAAGCAGGGCTAGTTACAGGAAAAACATTTATTGCACCAGGTGCTCTAGCCGTCCCGATGGAGCCAGCAGAAGACACCCCTGTAACAGCAATGACATTTATTGCACCAGGAAGCGTAACTGTTCCTATAGAACTGGTAGAAGATAAGCCTGACGCGGAAACAGTAATATCAGCCATGACTCACCTATGAAGTTGTTACAGTAACATTTCCAACAGAGGCCGTAGCTGTAACGTAGAAGTTAATTTGTAGGTTTCCAACAAGCCCTGTAACATTAGAAAGCAGCGCACTCTGGAAGTTTTCTGTTTCTACTGTAACAGTTCCTAACGAAGTTGTCGCCTGATTACCTGTGGGTTTAGCAGGAATCATAAAAGTTGTTCTAATGGGAGTAATATTAAAAATATTACCGCTACTCTCAATGTAATACTTTTGATGCGTACCAATACCAATAAACGGCGTGTTATTTAGAGACTGCCATGAATGCAAAGCTCTTGGCGTACCAACTATTGTATCGTTTGTACGAGACTCCCACCCACCTATTTTTTCAGGATAACCAAACCTAAAACGTATGAGGTCACTGTCAACCCACCCACCTTCGTTTGAGTAAGCTGTTGTGTCTTTAACCACTCCAGGTTTGAACTGTAGCTTGGTTAAAGGCATTTATGCGAGGTCTCCATGAATTGAAGTTGTCGTATCGTCTCTATCTTGCAACGTGCCAGAAGCGTTAGAAGTAAAAATTCTAATGCTAGCAGCCGCCACACCCCCACTATATATCCCATTAAAAAACGTACAGGAAATTCCTACAGCATAAAGTGCACTTCCCATATTATTAGTAAAACTTAAATTAAAATCACCAGTTGTGTTGTCTGTTACAGATGAGTAATTAAAACTATCAGCAAAAGCAACTGTACCAGCAAGACCATTAAAATTTGAAAAAGCCTTCGCCAATCCCTGTTGCAAGGTTGTGGTTGTGCTACCGCCTTCAGCAGTTACAGCAATAGAACTAGCAGTGGTCTTGCCAGTAAGCTCGTCTGTTTTCGCCTCTGTAGTGTTGACGTCAACAATCAGGGCGGCTAAGTCTGCGGCTCTACTCATGCTAGATCTCCAAAAAACGCTATTGAATGTGCGGCATTTGTATCAGTAAGTGTGCCACCTGATGCGGTAACAGCACGGGTAATAAATGAAGATGCACTTGTATCATCAACTGTATGAGTCCGATTATAGCTACTATCGTGATTGCTAATTAAAGCTGCTACAGCCAAAGCCCCAGTAAAGGCAGTGCTAACTGCAACAGTATTTAATCCAGCAGAGCCATCAGTAACACTCGATATGTTCATTGAAACTGTAGAATTGCTACTAGCATCTTCTTGCAAGTTTCCTGTTACTTTTGCAGTTCCCCCTGCAACAAAGCTCATGCCAATGGAGTTGTTACCTGCACTATCTTTTAAGGTGTTTACTCTCAGTTCGCTTGCCATTACGCGAGGTCTCCAAAAATTGTTGCATCTCCTATGCCAGGGTCAGTTCCAACGCTACTAGCATTTTCTATATCCATTACATAATTACTAGTTGTTCTGTTACAAATTCCTGCGGGATTAAAATTACCAGCATCTGTAGACCCACTTACCCCAGAACCTGCAGCATAATCATCATTGTTCATATTTGAAGAGAACGCAAAAGTATAGTTTCCTGTGCCGTTGTCGGTGTCCGAACTAATGTTGAAAGAATCGCGTATCATGTCGCTGCTAGCCGTGCCAGTACCCTTTACATTAATCCAAGACTTTGCCAACCCCTGCTGCAAGTTAGTCGTGGTCGAGTTACCCTCGCCAGTAATCGCAATAGACCCAGCGGTAGCTACACCTGTAATTGTGTCTACTTTAAGTATGCTTGCCATTATGCTAGGTCTCCTACAGTCATGCAATACGAGCCATTGTGATCTTCCTTAGCCCCATTTGAACTACCATTAGATCCGTAATAAGTGTGAAAGTTAATTAAAGATGCAGACTGAGAACTATCCCCCGCTTGGTCTGAATTACTACCGCCCCTAGTATCTCCTGAATTGCCACTAGCACCGTCATTTACGGTGTTAAAAGTGTTAGTCATGATACACTTATCAGTAGCACTAGATAATCCGTTAGTATAAGTGCTAGTAAAATCACCTTCCGCATTATCAGTCAAACTGCTCTGATTGAATGACCCATCTGTTGTTTGGTTGACAGCATCATAGTTAACCCAATGTTTAGCGGCCTGTTGCTTAGTCAATGCAACAGGGCCAGTGCCAGCCTTATCTGCAATAGTATCTACATTCAATACACTGGTCATACAATGCTCCAATACCCGTTAACAGTCACGGTAGCGGACTGTGTGATTGGTCCTGCCGATATGCCGTTCTCATCGCTATCAATAGTGATGTCCGCGCTGATGGTCTGACCATTTAGACGGATGATGCTGTTGTTGCCCTTAAATGGGTAGCGGGTATCACTTTCAGTCTTAGTATACGAACTAGCCACGGCAAACGTGTCATACACAACCATCTCAACAATGTCGTTCAAAGTAGCGGCTGTTACCAAAACAACGCTGGTGCCTGTTGTAGCGGCATAATCAGTCCCAGGCTTGAGAAGAACACCGTTTTGATACACATCCATGTACAGACTATCTGTGTAGGTCAGTGTCTTACTGTCACCGTCGCTGCCACTAAAGGTAGTCTGACTAGCAGTTGCTTGATAAACGAAGCGGTTGCGAACACCGAACTCTGGGGATTTACCTATGTATGGCATTATGCAACCCTCACTATCGATAAAAACGTAACACGAGCATCATCTCCACCTGTCACTAAAGAGGAAGCTAGTATGGCATTTATATCTTCACCTATTTTCCAAGTTCCAGAACTTACCATGTTGGCATAGGCTTGTAATCTAACTTTTGTTGTAGCAGTTGTTGCTTTGTAAATAAAAGCACCAGATTCTGTTAAAGAACCGTATTCACCACCAGCATTATCTTGAAGATGACCGCTATTGCCCTGTATTGAAGCAAAGGTTGAACCATCTGTAGCAACTTGTACTTGGACACCGTGGTCAACTATTTGCTCAGTATTTGTAGTAGTAGAAGATATGCCCACACTGTAACTAATTAAATAAACACCGTCACTGCTACCTAATAGATAAGCATCGTTTGAAGAATCAAATTTTGATTTAGTATCATACTTAACTGTACCACTACCCCCAAAATCTACAGTGACGGTTGTGTTGTCAGTTAAGCTACCTTGCAGGGTTGTTAAATCAACGTGAAAGTATTCTTTGTCCGCTAAATCAATTCCATGAACAGGGTCTACTTTAGTTAACGCCATCTACCTATACTCCGAAAGGGATAACCCCTACGCTTATGCGTAAGGGCTAGCACCAAGTACGTCTGTATCCCAAGCTGCCTTCAGCTTTGCGATTGTGTCTGCATCAGTAATTGCTTTTGCAGCAGGCGCATCACGAAGTGCTTTCTTCTTGTTTACAGAAGCAGTCTTTGCGGTTGCATTGTCAGCCTCTAGTGCCTTCATGTACACTACGTCTTCTGCATCAAGCAGAGGCGCACGAACTTCACGGATCTTGTCCTTGAAGATTTCTTTTGCTTTTGTCATATCTTCAGAGATGACTTTGCCATTCAAAGTCCATGCTCCACGAAAATGACGGTCTGATGGAACGGTAACAGTTGAGGCATCAACCTGATTGCCGTCCTTATCTACAATATAAGTTGTTGCCATTGGGTTACTCCTTATGCGGCTACAGTTTTATCAGTGGCTAGGTCTTCACTAATCTTCCAAGCATTACGCCACTCTCTTGTTGCTGGAAGCTGTTCTTTTTTGCATATTACCAGTTTTGGCTTGTTACCGCTATCCCACTCACGCCAAACATGTTGTGGGCAGTCTTTCATTATGAGATATTCTAAGGCTTGCTCCTCTGTCATAGCCTCAACAGGCTCTGTGTTATGCAAGAGATAGCCACGAGTATGCTTCTTGAAGTCTGGCTGTGCTTCGTCTTTGGCAAGCTCCCAATACACCCATACTGGTGGTAGGATGCCACCCTGCAATGCACAGGCCATCCAATTAGGGTCTGGCACGAGTATCTTGGCGCACTCGTCTATACTGTCTTCATACACGACACGATACTCAGACTGATGCGGCTCAAGGTTTTCTTTTGCCCAGCACAGTCTGTCCCATAAGTGTGTGCCTTGAAATTCAGGTGTTTCCATTATGCTAAGTCCCCAACACTTAAAAAAGTTAAATCTGCATCGCCAGTAGACCCGTTGTAATCTTGTGTTATAAACGTACAAGATGATGTTGTTGTATAAATTGAACCATTTTCACCAGACGCATTTGGGTCACTAGCCGAACCAGTACAACAGCCTACATAACTATAAATATCAGAAAAAGCAGAGGTCGCTACGAAAGTGTAGTCTCCAGTTCCATTGTCTGTAATAGAGCTGTTATTAAGAGATTTTCTTATGGTATTAGAAGTATTAGTATCTGCCCACACCATATGTTTCGCACTACCCTTGACAACATACTGCGTATCAACCGACCCTGCGGTGCTGTGTTCTAACTGGTCTGCTACAATTTTTCCAGCCATTACGCTAAGTCTCCAAATATTGCAAATGTTTCTGGGTCACAATCAGCTTGATTACCACCTACGCTAAATGGTTTAATTCTTATGTTAGTAGTAGCACTACTAAATACAAAATCACTTCCAACAGACGCGCCAAGTGGGTGGGCGTAATCATCGTTGTTCATTGCAGATGAATATGTAGCTGTGTAATCTCCTGTGCCGTTATCTGTCAGACTCGCCGTGTTAAAGCTATCACGCAAGTTTATCGTGCCTATACCGTCAATACATGACCAAGCCTTCGCCAACCCCTGCTGAAGATTAGTTGTTGTGCTGTTACCTTCGCCTGTAACAGAGATAGAGCCAGCAGTGCTTGTACCAGTGAGCGTGTTTACAAGAAGGGTACTCATGCTAGGTCTCCGTGCGCTGTCATTGAGCAGTTAGTGCCACCCCCATCAGCTGCTGCTGCAGAATTGTCGAACTGTCTGTAAGAAATAACCGAGGCTGAATCGTTATCAACAACATCATTGCCTAAAGTGTAATGATTGCCGCCACCAGTTAAAGAGTATCCAGTTGCTGAACCAAAGGCGTTTGTTATGTTAGCTGCCGCATCACCAGTTCCCGTATCCGTCATGCTAGAGATATTAAAACTGCTCTGGATTGTAGGCGTACCCATAGCAAACTGAATCCAGACTTTTGCCGCATGTTGCTTAGTCAGCGTTACAGGGCTGCTACCATCACTTGCTACGATTGTATCTGCTTTTAAGGTACTCATAGCGTCACCAATGTACCACCGCTTTCAACAGTCAGGGTAACACCTGAGTTGATGGTAAGTGGTCCTGTTACGTTAGCGTTTTCTGTGGACAGAATAGTTGTGTTTGTAGCAAGAGTTTGAGCATTTGTTCTAAACAGACCCCCAACCTTAAAATTACCTTTGTTTTCTGCGGCAGGGACAATAGTGCCTTCCTGTGGCGCAAGGTAGTTTACAAAGATGTTTCCTGTGCCGCTAGACGGCGCGGCGGTGAAGGTAAGTGTTGTGCCGTCAGGAACAGTGTAGGCGTTGCTATCCTGAACAACACCATCAACTGAAACGAGTATGTCCTGAACAGAATTAACAGTCGTGTTTAAGGTAAAGGTCGTGTCAGATCCGTCACCGTTAAACCGTTGCACTGAAGGAGTGCTTTGAAAGTTAACCGCAGGTACGCCGCCAATATAAGGCATTAGGTTATCTCCATAATACTCAAAGTCGCATCAATCTTAGCTGATGTGTCGCAGTCTATCTTTAACACATCGGTAGTCTGCATAACCACTTTGTTACCCGCAAGCAGCTCTATAGAAGAACCTGCTGGAATAGGTATGTCCTTTGCTAGAAAAACAGTTTCGTTTGTTTCAGTGTCTGAGGTATCTGATACAAGTTGTACATCCGCAGTTACCTGACTGGTGTTAATGTTACAAAGCATCAAGCCAAGAACAACTGAAGTTGTTGAACTTGGTACAGTATATAAAGTCAAAGGTGTGCCAGCAGAAGTTGGCATAGCACTGTTTGTCTTTACTTTAAAAGTATTTGCCATTTTTTTATCCTAACGCAATTGCCAAAGCTGTAGCATCCCCTGAAGAAATGTCCGTAATAAACGTGGTGCTTGCCGCCATTGTTGAAGTAAAATCAGTGACCGCAGCACTTGATCCATTACCATCGCAATGAATGATCCTGGATTCGCCATTTGCTAAAGTAACATTTGCTCCAGATCCTTGGCTGAATATAACAGACTGACCAGAACTGTTGGTAACAAAATAAATTTTTTCTGCATTGTTGGGTGCGACTGTTATGGTGTGAGTACCAGAAGGTGAACCAGAACAAATTAAAACTTTGTTCATACCGTCACTAACTGTACCATCTGAGGTGGTTAGAGTAGAACTGGTGCCAGACAATGTAAGAGTCACATTACCATTTAAAGCAGTGTCAATGATGTCAAAGTTGGTGTTTGTGGTATCGCCCCAAGTGCCTGATTGTTCACCAGTGGCTGGTTTTTCGATACCAGTGTTTGTGGTATAGCTACTTGCCATTTATGCTACCTCTTTCCAATTTGGAGTGCTTGTAACCGTTATGTCGCTCCAAGTGTTAGTCGTAGACGGCACAATTTCCTGTACATTTGCATCTTGGTCAGGGACAATCCTGCCCCACACGGTTACAATACCAGTATTTGTAGTGGCTTGCAATCCTGATACACCCACAGCCATATCATCTACTTCTACGACCCCAATAGAAGTTGTGGCTTGTAGTCCACTTGTTAAAGTAGATGCGGCACAAGAAACGCTAATTGTACCTAAAGATACCGTAGAAGAAACCCCTGTTGGAAACACGTTAGCAGAGGCTGAAACTTGTTCTTCACCAAACCCTATAGACCCAGTGAGACCTGTTTCTTCAACAACAGCACCGCCAGCCGCTAAAACTGTTCCTATGGCTGTTGTAGAACTAAGACCTGTAGCTACTACAAGAGCACCTGCGGTGACGGCTTCCGCGCCAACAGTGCTTGTACCACTTACTCCCGTAACAGCGTACTTTGATTCTAAGGTTACAGAACCAACAGAACCAGAAACAGCCTGCCCACCAACGGAAATGGCACCACCAGCTTGAACGACAATAGAGCCAAGGGCAGAGGTAGCTGACGGTCCTGTAACGGCAATACCTGCTGAACCTGTGACGGACTCTGAACCTAAAGCACTGGTAGCGGTTACCGCAGTTACAGAAACATTTACATTAGTAGCAGTGCTGCTGTTCCACGCACCTTCGCCCCAGGTGCCTCGACCCCATCCAGAATTAGCCGTATTGGGTATCTGAACAAATACACCAAAACTCTGTATCTCATCATTAGTGCCTTGGGCTGTCGCCGTTGCGCTTACGCCAAGAACACCTAATATTTCAAGGTAAGCATAGATAGCACCAGAAGTCGCGCCGTTTTGCGCGGAGTAAAACTCTAAAGTGCCATTGTTAATAGTGACTTCGGGAGAGCGAAGCCAAATATCATTGTTGCTACCACCACTACTGGTTTCCGCATAAAGGTAAAAACTACCAGTATTACCAGAAGTATTACCCGTATTGCTAGAAGGAGTACCGCCGCTATCCCTTACAAACTTGCCTGAAGCACTAGTAGAAGTTCCCACTGCTTCCCATGAAGCAGGATATTCAGAAGCTATGGAGTCTAAATTTCCAGAAGATACTTGAGAATTATCAACGGAGGCGTTGGTTTCAAAACCCTGACTTGAAGAGAAGTCAGTAAAACTATTCCCGCCGATATTAAAATCATCAAGCTGGATGTCACCTGTAAAAGAGCTTCCAGACTGATAAAGTACAACAATTCTTGCCTGCTTACCAATGTAAGCAGATATATCCGCTGTTCGCTGCGTCCAAGTCGCGTCATTCTGCGCGGGTATGCTTATTAAGCGACTTGTAAGCTGTAAAGACATAGGAAAAAATCCCTATGTCTTATGCAATACGAATAATCGCGTTAGATGCGTTTGCAGTTGGGAATTGAATTGTAAAAGTGCCTGATGTTGATGTCTTATCAGAACTAAAATCAAGAGCCGCAACAGCCTTGTTTGAGTCTGATGAATTGTAAATCAACGCGCCACGAGCAGTAATAGTTGCTGTGGTAAAGCTCAAATCTGCAAAATCAGTAAATGCGGTTGTACCAGAGGTGGTCGGGGTAACATTTGTCAAAGACCCGCCGCCTGATGCGTAAGAACCACTGTTTGCAACTTCACCTGTGGTTGTGAACGCTGTTGTAGCCGCTCCCAGTGTAGCAGTCGTGCTAGACTTACCGCCACCACCAACAGCATAAAGGGCTAACTTAAACGTGTCCCCAGATGAGTTTGTAAAGTTATGTGTCCCCACAAGAAGCTCTTGCTTAAAAGAGGTACACATTGCTTGTGTAATAGCCATTTCTATATTCTCCTAATGAGGTCAGCCATTTCGCTGTTTCCAGCTTTCATCATTTTATTGGCAATAGTACCACGTTCTTCGCGCCTTGCCAATTCAATGTAATGATACAATACTACACGCAAATGATTTTGAAAAGCCTCAGCTTGATCTCGTATAGCAGGAGGAGCTTGATTAGATACGCTCATTATCTTATCCATAGCCAGTTCAACAATTTGTTCTGAACTATGTCCACCCTCGTCTGAAGTCATTACATTAACAGGATTTACATTTATACTACCTGATATGTTAAGCACTTTTTTCCTCCTTGTAGCTTACGTTAGGTACATCATGTCTTCCAATAAGAACAGGTTCTTTTATATCTAACGGTTCTGGTGGATCTAAACTGGTATCTTCAACAGCCTCTTCAATCTTACTTTTTCTTGATATTATTAATTGACCGTTTTGAACTCGTTGAACCAAAGGATCAGTTAAACGATGATACCCGTATAATTTTTCTTCTTCAGGAACATTAGTATCAAGAAGGCCAGAATTTGGTGCAATTTCTATTTGAATGCCCTTAGAGATTGCAAAAGCACACCAAAACTCTACACAAGCTCTACCTGCTTCTGCAAAATGAATATTTTGTTTGTAACTAAAATCAACACCAAAAATGTTTATTTTACTCACTTGTGCAGCAACAGCATAAGCCAAAGCATAAGATACAGTGTTGTTAAAATAGGCTATTTCTGTTTTAGTAATTACGTCATAAAGTGGATACTCTACTATTTCAGGCACTCGTTCATCCAAACAACAGGAATAAATTGGACCTTTGTTTGGGGTTTGTAATAAAAATTCTTTTGCTATACCTGTTTGTTTTCCAGCCTTAATGTCATCTAAAAAACGCGAAGCAGGATCCATCATAAAAGTACGGTCAACATGAAATATACCGCCAATGCAGTTTATACCCCAAACTTCATCATATTTATTTGATACTATTCTGGATTTTACATAGTCGCTAAAGCTGCCGCCGAGAGCGACAATGGCTATGTTTTTGCCTTTTAACTTTTGCATTATTGCTTTTGCACCCTCGTCAAACCAACCCTGTATGCATCTGTGTTTTCAACAGCTTCAGCGTAAATTTTTAGTCTAGTTAAAGACTCTGTAAATCTTTTTTCGTATAACTGAATTATTGTTGGTTCTCCCTTCATAAAAGTATATGCCTCAACTAAACACCCGTATAACAATACATCTGGAGCATTTTCCCCAAACCAAGATGTGCCTGAACTTGAAGAAGTTATAGATTGTGGCCTATAGTAATAATGTAGTTCCGCCGTGTAAGATTGATTAGGAGTTGGAGCTAGGATAAGATTGTCTACATCAAACAAAGCATAGTATTTTGGAAGCCCAGTCACCGTTGGATCTGGAGAATATTCTTGCAAAAAATTTACATCTTTCTGAAGCAAAAATTCATTTGACCCGCTGTTTATAATTGAAAGTGAAAATGTGGCTAAATAATCACTAGGTAAAGCTAAAAACTTATTACCAGAAGTTACTGATGCGGTAACATTTTTCCTAAAATAATCTAAATCAACAAGTTTAAGAATACGCTCTTCTGTGTTTTCAATAAAGTTGTTGAGGTTGTTAACAAACGTGGTTTCATCATTCTCCACGTAGTCTTGTATTGCTTGTTTTAATGTTGTTAACGTATATGTCATGGTGTATTTGCCTGTCCGCCCATACCAGAATGATTCGTGCAGTAATAATAAAGGGTTGGTGCGCCAGAATCTACAGTTATTTGTGTGTAGGCTCCTGAAGAACCTGGAGTACCGCTTGTAGAAACTCCTGTGGTATATTCTAAGCCACCAGCATGTGTGCCATTAGATGTAGTGGAAAATCTTAAAGGATGCCCTGAATTACTGGAATCTGATTGATCAAAACGATATGTGCTGCCTTCAGATAAGGTTACTGTAGCCTGTTGCACGCCATCTATGTAGTACTTATTACCATAACCAGTACTGACAACTGTTACTGTAAATATTTGAGCTACACCTCCGTCAATAGATACACCTACAGAACCAACGGAGGTTGTTGCGCTAACGCCTGTAAGATTAACAGTTGCATTAGGGGTAACTATAGAATTAAGAGATATTGTTGCACTGATACCAGTTAAGGTAACACTGACACCTGTTGGGGTAACAACATCATCACTAAAAGTAACTGTGCCAACTCTGCCACGCATAAATACAGGTTCTGTAAACCGAAGAGTTTCTGTATTAAAAGATGGAAAAGTAACCTTTGCTGGTATGATATTGTTAGTATCAGGTCGAGGATCTCTTAGTGCCTGCGGGTCTATAACAGTTCTTCTAGGCTCCAGTTGTGGGTGCTTCTCTTCATACTCGTCTGGACCTACCTTTAAACCATTCCATTCGGTTTTCATATCTCGTAAACGATAACGAAAGCCAGAACGGTCTGATATACCATATGCATTTTTACCAGAGGCAAAGGCCATCACACCCTCAAATATTGAATATCAGGTTGTAGTTTAAGAGATACTCTATCTTCATCCTCGTCAGCGGCTCTTTGAAACTCTTCTTCATAAACAGTTTTTAACAACTGAACCAGTTGAGGATTCTTCTTTAATGCAATGTAATATGATAAGCCAGCAACAGCACAGGGTAAGAAACGGAAAGGAAGGTCTACATCATTAGTAAGCGTGTCAGCATCCTGTATTCTTTGAACATAATAATACACTAACTGATCGGTGCTGTTTTCTGGAGTAGGCCATAAAGTTATCTGAGGAATTGTTTGCCTATTGAAGTAATACTGACTAGGACGGCCTTGTGTTGTCTTGTCTGGAACAGACAAATAATCCCCACGACTAACTTTCATAATATTGATATCAGTATTGCTTCTTCTAACAACCACTTCAAGTAAATCAACGACATCGCTTGTCAACGTTTCGGTGGCTTGTCCTTGTGTTAATGTTATGGTGTTTTGTTGAACAGTCCAAAGATTAACGCCTCTGTTTGCCCAATCCGCAAACATCAAGTTCATAGAGCGGCGTGCAGTGCGAGCATCGTAACCAGTGCGAAGTTCTAATCCACACCTTTCATATGCTTCTTCTATAATGTCTGAAACATCGAGAGCGAAGTCCCTTGAGTTTGAAGTAGCCATCACTCTTCCTCATTGTAAAGGTTATCAAATATCCTATTCACATCTAGTGTATAGTCTAAATCACTTTTTGAATAGTGTATATGCTGAGAAGGCTTGAAGTGTGGCGCACCTTCACCTGTTTCAAACCAAGCAGGGTGTGTAACTCTTACACGATTATTGGGCAGTGCAACGATGTTTCCTGTCCATTCACCAGCATCAAGCAGTTGCAAAACATGACTTTGTTTATGCTGCGCTGGGTCATCTGCTATTTCGGACTCGGAGTAATCTACTGTAAACAAGTATTTTGCAGGAAAAAACTCACTGTTTATCTTAGCCAACCAAGGGCAGGGCGTAGCTCGGTCTATCACATAAACAGCGTGATTATGCGATGAACAATCCCAAGGTTGAGCATCATATGTGTTCATGGGTTCAGGCCATTCCTCTAAAGGTATGTCAGCAACTAGAGCGGTTATGGGCATCCTAGCCCACATTGCACCTCCATGTACCGTATCTTCCTCTTCACCTTCTGCTTCACTTCCAGTAAATATAACTTGGAAACTCAGACATCTGTTAGGCATGGACGTTACGCCAACGACCATCGCGTGCAAAAACTCACCATGATAGTCCTCATGGTTATGAGTATACTCGCGCCGCACCCATGCCTTAAAGTAGGGAACGTTGCTATATAAATATGGCATTAGGCTTTAGATACTTTGTATCCTAGCTTTTTAGCAGCAGCACGAAGTTGTGCAACAGTCATTTTTTTGCCACCAGTAGAACCGCCTTTGGACATCATTCTCATCTTTTTACCGCCCATTGCGCCGCCTTTAGCCATTCTTCTGACTTTACCACCAGCACGGTAGCCTTTCTTCTTCATCACTTTACCACCAGCACGGTAGCCTTTCTTCTTCATAGCCATAATTACCTCCTATGACTGCGTTACTGCGCCCTTCGTGCGCTTTCTACGGTTAGACATTATCACACCGCAACCTCTTGCAACAGCGGTGCCTGGAATCTTTTTGCCTCTAAACTTGCGTTTAGAAGTTGTTTCAACCACGCCGCCTGAGTTAAGGTTGCGAACCTTGGCCTTCTTAGTGTTAGCAACCACTGTTTGGCCCTTGCTACCTGCTTTCTTCTTTTTACGAGCAGTTTTTGCACGCTCTTGTTTTGAAAGGCTTTGAGCTTTTTTGCGCGGCAAACACCTGTCAGGGTTCTTCTTATCTTTAGATGTACCACATTTACCCTTGATGCTTCCATCAGAGCCAATGCGAACCCAGTCCTGTTTTAGCCATTCTTTAAGCTCACCCATTACTTGCCCTTTCTTTTACCGCCCTTAGACTTCTTGGCATAGTTCGGGTCTTTACAATATTTTGATGCAGCAAGGTTTGCATATGCACTTGGGTATGTATCAAATGTGCGCTTTGCCCAAGCCTTGCCTTCTGGACATATTTTGCTGCCTTTTGACTTTTTAGAAACCTTACCACCTTTTTTATAATAGGTGAGTCCTTTTGGTGTGCCGCTACGCTTTTGCATTTTCTCTAGCCTTTCTCAAACTTTCTTTGCCTTTTTTAAAAATGCTTACAACTTGATTCTTGCCCATAACTTTTGCTCTTTGCTCACCAACCGTAAGTATCTGTATTTTTCTAGCAAACGGTTTGTTTAACTTTTTAACTTTTGCTACCGTCTTTCTTGCATCTGTCGGAGTTGCAAACTTTATAGATACAGTGTCTTTTGGGTTTTCGTCAGTATAGAGTCTTCTGCCACTTCCCTTTGGTTTTTTACCTGTGCCTACTTTAGGATCTTTTCTTTTTGCCATTTAGCACACTTTTCAAAGTTCTTGCTTGTTTTGCGTGAGTTCTTGAAGCCTTTTGTAAGCCCCTCATAACCTTTTTAACCTTTGCTTTTTTTGTTCTATTCATTTTTTTCTCTTCTTTTTAGAGGCACAATGTGCTCTTTCGCTAAAACCACGGGGGCGTTTACAGTTTATTTTGGCTTTTCGCTTCTTGCTCCACTTTTTCTTCTGTGGGGGCTTGGAGATCTGGCTTGCGAGTTGTCCACGCGATATTGTCATTAACCCTCTCCTGTAGGTAATAATCCCAAAGTTCTGCTAATAATTTATGGTTTTGGTCTACCTTAACGGAAATGACGGCAGTTTCTGTTTTTAACTCAACAACAGAAAAAGCTATCCAACCGATAAACGCAAGGCTTGCGCCACTAATTAAGGTGCTTATGTTTAACACTTCCACCTCCGCCTTGCCTGACGTAAACGGCTGTTAGGATTCTTAGCCGCTTTAGGAAACTTCTTCATTTGACCTGCGCTACGCGCACAAAACGATTTACGCCTTTTAGCAGCGGCAGAACCTTTTTTAACTTTGCCAGTCACTGCGGTTTTAAGTTTAGAACCAGGGTTTTCTCGCCTATAACGAGCAACACCAGCCTTAGTCATTCCCGCTCCACTTTTAGTAGAGCGGAAATACTTTTTGGTTTTGGGTGGTTGCTTGTCTCTTTTACGAGCCATATTACTACCCAAAGAAAGCGGTTATTGAGTCCACGGCTGTCAACGTGACATGACAGCCATCTTCAAATATAATCCCGTGATCAGGAATAGTGATTTGAGTGTCATCACCAGCAACAAAGGTCATAGTCAAAAGTGTTGTGCCAGAACCACCACCGCTTCTAAAAACAGCCGCTGGAGAACCACTACCTGCTGAACGCACAACAAACGATTTTAATCGGGTTCTACCGCCAATTAAACTTCCTGTTGACGTAGCAGTTTTTGCAAAAATAGAAGCAGCCATATCAGCCTCCTATTAAGCAGTTGGTGAATCAGAAGCAATACCAAAGAACTTCAGAGCAATAACCGCGCCACCTGTGCCTGCTGCACCAGAGATTACAAGTTCAACTTCGTCAGCAGTCTCTGTAGCAGCGGTGGTTGTGCCACCAGACATACCAAGCACACCATTACAAGGGAAGAAACCTTTGAAGCCTGTTGAATTAATAGCGATAGCAATGCCATCTACGAAACCGTCTGTATCAGCGTCTGTACCAATATCAACCAAATTTACGTTGTTAGCCGAAGCACTTGTTACTGTGATGGCAACACCCATAGGAATAAAGTTAGACGGGATTCCGATTGATGATTCTTTATGATCTGTGCCACTCGCAGCGACTGTAATTGAAGTGCTGTAGGTAGACAAAGTCATTTCATTGGTAAGAGCACCTGTGGTGGTGTTCTTAATAATAGTTTTAAACCCGTTCTCTGAACGAACAGGACCGTTAAAAGTAGTATTAGCCATGTACATCTCCTGTCTCGGCTAGTGTCAACCCCCCAATGGAGTTGTCAGGATAATTAACTATACACAAAAAAAGGGCGACTGCAAAGCCGCCCTTTAGTTCCTTGGGAGGGAAATATCTTATGCGCCTGGTGAACCAAACACACAACGTGGGTCTGAGAATCCGAAGCTGTAACGCTCACGAGCCTTAAACCGCATGTTTCCAGTATCAAAGTCTGCTTCCATCTGTGTTGACAATGGCACACGCTCAAAGTGGAGGAAACCACGAGGAGTATCTGTCAAGATGAAGAAAGCGTCCGTATCTGTCAGGAAGTCGTTGACAGCATAGCCATCAGGCAACATTCCCATAGAACGAATTGCATTCACATCATTGTCAGCGGTGCCAACACGAAGATTAGAAACCATCAGACGCTCTGCTACAAACTGTAACTGACGAGGAATAATAAGTTTTGTTCCACGAAGAGCTACTTTTAAACCACGCTCGTCAACGAAACCAGCGATGTTGATAAGAGCGTCTTCCAGAGAAGTTTCGTTCAAATCAGCAGCGGTTGATGGTTCGTTGGCGAATGTGCCGCCGTTTGTCAGAGGGTGAGATGCATCACACAAAGCAACCCCGTCACCACCAGCAAAAGCACCAGCCGTGAAAGCGTTGTTTAGAATTGATGCAGCTTTAACCTGCTTTGAGTGCGCCATTGAACGGGCAAGAGCACGAGTGTAGCGACTTGACAGACGATCATAAAGATTGTCCTCAACAGCCTCTTCAGTAATGCTGAAAGCCAATGCAATGGTTTCATGGTTGTACCGAGCGGTAAATGCTTCGTTGGCATCATCAAAACTGACGGCAGAACCTTCCGCTTTAGTCGGAGCGGCTCCAAAGCCTGATAGCATTACCTCCTCTTCAAATGCACGATCTGAAGACTCGGTGGTGAAAATTTCGGCGTGCTGGTTTTCATACCTGTCATACTCCATTCCAAACAGAGCATTTAGGCCAGGCTCCAGCTCTTTCGCCAGTTGTGCGCGAGAAATAGCCATAACTGAGCCTCCTTATACGCCAGTCGTAGAAACAGTGCCCTGTGCAATGCTACCGTTAGGAGCATTGAAGTGGTTGTTTATACGAACGATTAATGGGATACCAGCAGCACTAAAGTCTGAGTTTTCTGGGTCATCGAGAATACCCATAATACGCAGAGCATGTGTATTGGTGGTAGCGACAGTGTTCAGATCCGCAGTCGCAGAAGAAATACCTGTTGTGGTAGAACCGCTGTTACCTGTTGCAAGCTGAATGTTTGCGAACACCGCTGTACGAAGTTCTGCTTCAGTATCATTAGAACTTTGTACGTTAGATGTTGCAATAGTAAACAACATTGCAGGATCATCATACAGAAAAGCCCTGACGGGGAAATTAGAATCCGCACCAGAACCAGGCCAGAAGTTAGAGAAAATTGTTTCTCCAGTGGTAGAACTGACATATTCGCATCCGTTGAACACACCCACGATTGAAACCGTGCCACCAGCGGCGGCTTGTAGGTCATCAATCACTCCAGCGGCAAGCGGTATTACAGGCATGCCTTGGAAGATTGGGTTGGAGTTGTCAGATGCAATGCGATACTCAGTTGTACCAATGGAGGCTGGGGATGACCCTAGCATGCCATATGGTCTTAGACCAAAGGCTCCATTTGCATTTGCCATGAGAATAACTCCTTCTCACTATGAATCAGAGTCGTTTTTACGACCTCCGAAAGTTACACGACTTTGCCTATCGTTAGTAATAGGCATCGAAGGATGCTGCTCCTTCATTAAGTCCTGATCCACAGCAGTCATTTGTTCGCGAGTCCGTCCTCGGTAATATTCGGTTCTTTCCTGCGCTGTCTCTTCAGGGATTCTTGCCAGCATTAACCCACCGTGTCCAATAACACCAGTATGTGTTCCTTCATCAATTACAGCATAATCAGATTCAGAATACTCATCGGCTCTGACGGGTTCCCATCCTTCGCGAATTTTCGCATGGACGTTAATGTTATCGTCTTCACCTCTGAGAGATGTTCTAATCCAACGATGCCTGTATCCATCTGGAGCATCTGGTGCCTCTAACCGACTTGGCGGTGCCCAAGGCTTTCTGCGCGATGTTTTTTCGCGGGTTTCATTAGACCGTGGTTTTCTTGTCTCACTCATAGCTTAGTCCTTTACATACTTAGCGTATTCTTCAAGTGGAACACCAAGTTTTTTAGCTATAGCTACCTGTGAAGGTGACAACTTGACGGTCCTGCGCCCCTGTTTTGTACTGCGAGATGCGGAGGTAGAAGCAGCGGCGACCCTTTGACCTCCCTCGTTTTCTTTCGATCCCAACTCTTTCGGGAACCGTTCCCTAAGACGAGAGTCTAATTGAGTATAGTACTCATCTTCTGTCCCGTCAAACCCTTCAGTTATTAACTGCCTATCTATGACATATGCGGCTTGGGTCATAATCTCGTCATCACCAAACCATTCATTTTTTTCCGCCCACTTTTGCGCCTTCGGATCTGGAGCTGGCGTCTGCGGTGCAGCACTGGGTTGAACCTGATTATCAGGGGCGGGGGCTGTGACTGTTGCGTCTTCTTCTTGTCGTTGTTTTGCAAGTCTGTGCCTCTCTTGTTCTATGGCAATCTTTGATAACGCCTGTTGCGCATCAAACATTTTTTCAACATCGCCACGGTCATGAGCGTCTTTATAAGCCGCTTTAGCCTGTGACAGTTGACTTTCAATTCGTGTGCCATACTCAGTAATAAACCCACTATCAAGATTTTTAAGACGAGACTGTAGTTGTTCGTTCTCTTCTTTGAGCTTTTCAGCAAGACGAGTTGCCTCGTCTTTGTCTCGCTCTGCAAACCTGTACTTTTCGGTTAGCTTTTTAATACGTTTTTGAACACCCTTGCTATAGTTATCCAGCTCATCATCAGATGAAGCTGTAGTATCGCTAACCTCAACATCATCCGAAACATCAGTTTCCGAAACAACTTTCTTAGGCTCGTCATCAAGAGTAACTTCAACATTCTCTTCTTCAACGACTTGTGTTTCAGCTTCCGCCATCTCATTCTCCTTAGACATGCTTTACATCATCTGGTTCAAGTATTGTCGCGATAACCTCATCATCGTTGATTATACGCACTTCACCACCATCAATCTTAAATCTAGAACCAGCGTATCTGCCGATACACACCCATTTGCCTTCTTCACACCAAGGCACTGGATTTTCACCAAACTTGCTCGGGTCTTGATAAGCCAAAGGTCCTAATTTTAAGACATACGCAACAACGGTGGCTAACGCCTCACGTTCACGCGCTTGATCTGGAATGTAAATACCACCGTCTGTTTTAGCCTTACCAGCGTAAGGCATAACAAGAACTCGCCAACCTGTTGGCTGCGGTAGTCGCTCTGTTAAGGATTTATCTATCAGGTTCGGGTCTAAAACCCTATCTGTTTGTTCAACATAAGCCTCTTTAGCAGAGGGTCTGTCTTTTGCCTGCGCGATGTGGTCAGGAACGTATAAAGTCTTCGGCATCGTCTATGTTCTTCTCCAGCAGGGATTTAAGTTCTTCTTTAGCATAGACAAGGCCCTGTACCTCACCTACTAGCCGCTGGTATTGTTCAAAGTTTTGAACACCACCAGATGTAAGCATGTCCGCGATTTGTTCCTCTCGCTTACCTAATAAGTTATATACATACTTTGCAAAATCTGCAACGTCCATTATAAAATGTCCTCCAAGGGTGCCAAATAGTTAGTAATAACATTTAAAATGTCCCCTTGAAACTCTTGCCTTTCACAACTGCACCACAGCCTCGGCTCATGTCGGAGGCTTCTACACCACCGCCAGCGCGAAATTTTTTAACGTTTTCTGGTCTTTCTTTAAACAGATCAGCCTTTGCAATCTCGGCTGCGTCTTCATCGCCAAACTCTGCCAGTTCTTCTAACTCGATAATTCTTGGCTCCTTGCTTTCAACCTCTCCACCTGCATCAAATTTAACGATGCCGCCAGATGCCTTGCGCAGTGCCTTGAAATCTTCTCCAGTAATCTTGTCTCTGGGTTCAGCCGCACGAGCAATCTTCATTTGTTTTTCTGTCAACGCCATAACGCACTCCTATTTTTTAAAGAACTTAGTTGCTGCACGGGTTCCAAACGAAGCCGACACAATAATTCCTAATGTATACCTATAGTATTCTGGCATAGTATCCAACGCTGTGAAACCAGCCGAAACGATTTCTCTGCCCCACTCACCACAAAAGGCTAACACAAGTGGCACCGAAAACAAAATTGTAAGCCACTCGTCTTTCCAAGATGAGGCTGAAGCGTCAGCCATTTTAAGATCCCAGTCGATCTCCCCTGTAGCCTTTTTTTCCATTATCGTAGCTTCAGCCTTAGCTTTAGCTACCTTTGCGCCTGTTATAGCTTTCTTTTCTTCCGCTTTGCCTTGTAGCCATGTTCCAGCTAAGTTAGCTACAGGTCCGATAAGAGCTTGTATCATTCAATAAACTCCAAAATTTCACCGTTTAACACCATTACTTTAAACTGTTTACAAGACCACTTCTGGTCAAAGTTATTGGTGTGGCCTACGTTGCGTTTTATTTTACGTCTCACAGCCAAGCACTCTGACAAAGACTTATATGGCGTGTATTCAGTTTTCTCACCACCCATCATTAACAATAATACAAATGTAACTTCAACCATTGCCGTTGCGCAACTTCTCTATGTTTTCCTCTATGGTCGTAATACGTTTCTCGTAGAACTCTAAGGTAAGTTTCTGTTGTTGATCATAAGGTGCTTTGCCATCTTCGATTTGGCTCTGTAGTTTTTCAAACTCTAAGGCTAAATGTTCAATCAACATGAACTGTTCTGAGTCGGCTGGTAGACTGCCCATTTCGCCACGAGGCCATTTTATACGAAACTCTGTGTTATGCTCAACATCAGATTCCATCATTGTGATGTTAGTTTCAATCTGATTAAGTCGCTCTATAATTCCAAAATACGCCCAAGTAGCTAATGATGCCGCTGCAACCATAGACACGATGTTGCGTAAGGGGAGTGCTACCTCTGTGTTCTCGTTCAACCTTGCTGGCATTAATCACACACTTCTTTCCCAGCACAATCTTTAGGAAAGCATTGAATGTTCATCCTAAAATACTCATTATTATAGTTCGCCTTCCACATATCTTTTTGTAACAAACTGTAACATTGTTCTTGCGTAAAAGATTGTTGCAAAACTATCTGGTTGCCAGTGTACACCCACTCAATGCCCGTATACCCCCACATAGAGATGACCAGCACAAACTCTTTCATTTCTCGGAGTTTAACCAAACTGCCAGACTGCCTGTCATGGCACCCGTGACAACTGAAATTAGTGAAGCCTGCTGAGTTGTCAAATCTGGCTGTGAAAGTGCCCACTCAATGCATCTGATATACACGCCTGTCATACAAAGCATCATGAACCTTGGCAGTATTTTAAGTTCTAACAGCTTTCTTGCTACGTCTTCTGCACTCATTAGTCAAACATCCCTTTTAACCAAGCCACCCAAGCAACCAAGCCTGCCACCATTGAAGCGACTAATAGACCCGCTGCACCTAATCCTATTGCTTCTGCAAGTTCTGCTCTTCTGCGTCTAGCCAGTTCTTCTCTTACCCTACGTTCTTTCCTAGCGTCTGCTTGAAACTTCTGCCAGTCATGCCAAAGTCCAGGCCTGCCTGTATAAATCATTATCTGTTTTAACTGTTGCTCTTTTTGCCGAATGCTTTCCAGAGCCATAAACTCCTCTAAATCAGATGAACGAACTCCAGACTTCTTTTTCTTATTACCTTTCCGTTGCAGTTCCTCCTTTGCTATAACAAAATCTGATATAGCTTTTCCTGCTTTGGCTATGTCTCCAGTATTCTGGACAGCCTTCTTAATAATTGTAAAGGCCGCATTTGCAGCCGCGAGTTCCGCCAGAATTTTAAAATCTCCCTAGCCACGCCTCATCGCCATTTCTCGCTGGGTTTGAATGCGCTCTCTGTTTACATCCGCCCTGTCTTCTGCGATCTCCTCTTGGAGTTCGATACGCGCTGCGTCAGTCATGGCTCTTTGTTGGAGTTTCTGACGTTCTAAGTCCAACTCAGCAGCATCCTGTTGCGCTCTGCGCTGGGATTCTGCAGCCTTGATAGCAAGTTCTTGTTCTCTAATAGCTACAAGCGGGTCTTGCTGTCCTTGTGCAGGAGCAAGCAGTTGAATTATTTCCTGAGTAAACTGCGCTTCGTATTGCGCTACTCTGGACTCAATAGTTGCTTCATCCATCATCTGAGACTCTTGCATTGCTTGCTGTGCCACCATTGGGTCAACCGCTCCCATCTGTGCCGCCAACATGGCTTGCTGTGCTTGAGCCTGTTGTTGCTGTACTTCCTGCATCACAGTCAAACGTGCTTTCATAGACACATGATCTTGTAGATGAGCTATGAATATAGCATAAATATTCGGGCTTGCAGAGACAATCGGCAGTTTCATAAACAGGATATGCGCCTGAATATGAGCGTCATGGTCTTGCTCTTGGAAAGCATTCACAGTTTCGCCCTGCAAAGCCTTGGCGTTCTCTATGCTTGGGCTTGTTGGTTTTGGCTCTGGTTTTGGAGGCAGTATCTCATCAATGTTCTGCACTTCCAATGCCTGATACATTCTCTTATACGCGGCATGCAGGTTGTGAATCTGCGGATTAGACTGTGCCAACTGTAGTTGTGTCTGCGCTAGTGTAACACGCTGTGACATCGAAAAGATGTTCGGGTCGGATACTGGCAGAACGTCTACACGCCCATCAAAGTCCTGTGCCTTTATCTCAGATGGTGCACCAGCTACCTCATACGGATATACAGGCGGCAGGTTTATGGACAGTATTCTTGCAAGTAACCGAAACTCGTTTCTTTGTGCATAGTGAAGACGTTTGTGTATGGCAGACATAACCTTCATGCCACGCTCAAGCAGAGCAACAGTTGTGCCCACAGGCATGTCGCCGCGTTGTCCACCTTCACCTATTTGCTGGTCTGCAATAGAAACAAACCTGCGTCCGCCTTCAATCAAACTACCCAGCAAGGACGCTAATGTGCCTGAAGGTTCCTTGAATGGCAGAGGGATGATAGAGTTACGGATGTCGCCACCTGGTGCATCAATGTCACGAAACTCTCCAGGGGCTAACGGCTCGTCATCGTTGCGAATCCTGATACCGCGTGCCTTGAAACCAGACGGTAGATTGGCAAGTGTGCCTGCATCTATCAACTGACGAAGAATGCTAGTCGCTGCACGGCCTAGTCCGCCAATCATATGTATCAGGCCAAAGCCATAAAAACCTAGACCAGGTAGGAACTTGTAGTGCACAAAATACTGACGCTTGATTTTGGCTGGGTCGCCTTGGTCGTAGTTCCTGATGATTGACAGAATCTCACCAGAACCGTGGTCTAGCGTTACAATGTAAGGCAGTTTGATGCCTGTTGGCACGCCGTCTGGACCTGCGTCCTCAAAACCCTCAAGGTCTAGGTCAACGTGAAACTCAAGAATGGTGTGCGTGTCATCCTTGTATCCACGGCTTACGCCCTCTATTTCGTCTACCTTATCCTTAACGATATCATCCATTTCATCGTCTGCGGATATCTCTACATCTCTATAAACACCTGCAACCTGTAGTTTGCGAACCTGATTGTCATCCATTCGCAGTACATGCGTAACACGGGGCGAAGTGGCTAAATCAGTAGCAGAGTATGGCACAACCAAGTCTTCGGCTGGTACAAAGGCGGATACAGCACGGTTCTTGGACTGGTCAAAGTATACTTTCTTGAATGTAGAACCAGACAAGGGCAGATAGAACAACATCTGGTCTGTGTCAGGGTCAAACTCCTCCATGACCTCAGTAATCTGATAGTTCATGAAGTTTTTAACGCGGCTTGCCTGCGCTTCTTTTTCAGCCGTCTTTGAACCTATAACCTGTGTTTTTACAGGACCGCCAGCAGGCAACAGTTCCTTGTAAGACTGCGCTTGAAACTGTGTGACAGACTCAGCAATAAGCGGATGGGTTACACCAGATGCACCCTCAAACGGCTGTGTGCGCTCCTGATACTTGATACCAAGAAGATCTAAACCTTTTGTGTATGCCTCTTTCCACTCTTCTCTTGATTCCTTGTCATCTTCATAAGCGGCACGCAAATCGCTGGAAATCTCACCAAGAACACCGTCATCTATGACTTCTGCCAAGTTGGCATCATGGTTGTACGGTTCGGCCTCGACAGCCATGCCATCTCCGTCTTCAAGTCCGCCCATAAGAGCCTGTATCATGGCACTGCCATCAGGCTGTTGCATAACCTCCGCGCCACCAGCAAAGTCCTGTGGTTGCGGAACTTCTACGCTCATTCCCTCTGGAGCTTCAATACCAGAGTCCGTCAAGCTGCCCATAGGCTGTGGAGGTATCGCCATTACTTAGTCTCCTTGCTACCCTTGCCTGTCTTTTTGGTAGACTTTATTGTTCTAATCTTAACTTCAGGCTTTGGTTTCATATAAATACCTTTGGTGTACTCATTCAGGATGTGCGCACCAAGGTCATATTTGAAAGGATCGCTGGACATCAGAAGCTCCCTTTAAAATCACCTAAATCAACTACACCGCCGTTACGAAACTCACCCGTAGTCTTTTTCTTTTTACCAGACGCAGGCATTCTAGTGTCTTTGGATTTAGGACGTTCAATCGGTCCTCCAGTCGGTACTCTAGCACCTCGTGCTGCTGCAGCCGCTGCTTTAAATTGTTCAAACGCAAGTTCTTCAGCTCTTTCTTTAGCCGTTTTTGCTCTTTCTTCTTGTTGCTTCATAAACTTTTTAGCAGCAGCCGAAAGACCTTCCTGTGCTGCTTTTTTATCTTTCTCATTCATCAGTAATACTCCTTCTTCCTAGGATACCAGTCGGTGTTGTCGTTCTCGCCCTCTAGTTCAAGAAAGCCGCCCTGCCTAAACCGTATCAAAGCCATCGTCATGCTATCAACAAAATCGTCATGCTCTCCATGTGGAAATGCAAGACATTCTTCAATAACCTCCTCAGAAAACTTCTGTTCAGGTGCCCACACCATCCCTGCTTCAAACAAAGGAGCAACTGTGTGCATACGCGTTATCTTATCACGACCTTTGCTTGGTGTATAGTTCATCACAGGTATACCTGCTGCACGCAACTCGTCCGTCAAAGGCTGACCCGTGGCCTTTGCCTCGATAATCACCATGTCTGGTTCCCAATATTCGTACTCTTCTGCCGCCACAACCTTGAGTTCTGGGAAGTTCCAGCGGCCTCTGTGCGCATCCATCAGGATGACGTTGTCGGTTCCTGTCTCTTCGTTTGTGAAAACGCCCCATGTCGTAATAGCAGAGTAGTCGGCAGTTTCTTTTTTGCTGAACGCCGTGTCATATGATTGAATGATGTACTTCACAGGCGGGATTTCTTCCTTCTCCCACATCATCCACCACTCTTTCTTGACGATTGCGCCCTCTGTAGCCGTAGGGTTTTGCTGCCACTGCGCATTCCATTTTGCTAAAGGCAAAGATGCCTTGACCTTCACCAGATCGTCTTTGTTCCAGAACTCAGGCCACAGGGGCTTGTCAGAAGGTAGTATGGCAGGAAACTCTATGACCTCCCACTCGTCCGCCATTGTGTCTGTGCCCTGCATTTTTATGACCTGACCCGTCAAATCCTTCATGCCCCAGCGTGTCATAACGATAATTATCGCTCCACCAGGCTGTAAACGCTGTCGAGGACCTGATGTGTACCACTCAAACGCATTATCAAAGGCTGTAGACGACAAAGCGTCCTGTTCCGAGTGCGGATCGTCAATAATCAGCAAATCTGCACCGCGTCCAGTCATTGCAGCACCCACACCAGCGGCAAAATACTCTCCACCAACGGATGTTCCCCACCTTCCAGCGGCTTTATCGTCTGATTTTAGCTTTGTATCAGGAAAAACAGTGCAATAATCGGGCGTATCAATCAAATCTCGCACTTTTCTGCCAAATCTGACCGCTAATTCGGTGTTATGGGTGGCCTGAATAATTTTTAGCTTCGGATTTCGCCCCAAAAACCACGCTGGCATCAAATATGACGCAAATTCTGACTTAGAATGACGCGGTGGCATGTTCACAATCAGCCTTTTCAGCTTGCCTTGCGCCACTTCTTCTAGTTTTTCAGCGATTATGCGGTGGTGACGACCCTCAATGAAGCCGTCATACACATGATGCACAAACGGCATGAACTCTTCACGAGCTTGTTCTCGTATGTGCAGCTTTACATTCTGTTGTTGCAGAGCAAGTATCTCACGAGCTACTTCCTCTGGTATTGTTTCAAGACTCATTTCTATATGGCTGAAGAACAAACGGATTTATATCGCCAACCTGTTGTGGTGTATAGAAGGGTGAGAAGCGGGTATCGCCCACACCTGAACCTGTTTGAAAACCTTCCCCCTCTTCTTGACCCGTTGGCTGGCACACACCGTCAACCATCTTGTAACCAGGTGGACATGGATCCATTGGAGACTTAGGCGCAGTGGCAGAACCGCCTCCGCCGCCAGTCATTAAGCTAGACGGCTGTGATGGAGCACCAACGGTACTGCCGTCTGGCATAGTAACATATAAGGGGTTTCCTTTGTCATCTGTTGTAAGCCTGCCACCTGCCTGAACAGCCTTTGTCATATCTCCAAGACTGCCAAAACTTGGTAAACCTGCTTTATCAGTAAACAAACTTGGCTGTCCAGTTATCCCTCGCACAAGCGCACCAATAGGACTAAACCGTTCTAACTGTTGACCCGCCTCAACAAGCGGATTGTTAAAGTAGTCCGCAATCTTTTCCCCTAAAACGTTAACGTCCTGACGACCACGCTCATCTAAAAAATTATCGCTTAATGCTGATACAACTTCAGCGTCACGATCCACTCCTTGCGAAGAAGCCATAATTTGATCAGCTAGTTGCTGATCTGTCACAGTGTCTGGTCTTGAAACACCAAACTCAGCCGTGTTCCCAACACCTGAAACAAAAGCTGGAGAACTCCTAGTCGCCTGCGCACGAGCATCGTCAGTAGTATCAAGAGTCGAGATTCCAGAACCAAGAACGTTTTGTGCTGTTGCACCCTGCGCACGAGTAATGCCTGTCATGGCGTTGATAGCGTCAATCGCCGCCGCACGGTCCCGCTCCCTTTGCTGACCAGCCTCAATCTCTGCCTCTGTCTGTGCAAAAAGATTAGCTTGTTCAGCACGCGGCCTGTCCGCTGCTGCTATTTCTGCAACTGTCATCGGCCTGCTGAAATCAGGTAGTGGGTCTCCCATCATCCGAGCAGTCTCAACAATCGCCTTTTGTTCAGCGGTCAGGTTCTGTAACGGAGAAGCAGGAGGAGACAAGTTGAAAGAATCATCTAATGACGCTAACGCACCAGCCGCTGCTGGAGCCGCAACAGACGGAACACCCGTAAACTCTTCATCGCCCGTGACACCAGATACATACCCAATGTTTGAACCCCTTCCTGCCCCTGCCGCAAAAGGATCTGCCGCTGCAAAAGCACCAAGAGCCGCGTCTGAAGTATTCCGACCTTGAAATGTGTCGGTTTCTGAACCTGGAGCCAAAGTGCTAGAACTAATCTGAACACCCTGTCCTGGCACATAATCATCGCCTGAAGTAAACGTTACGCCGTCTGGCTCATCGCCGCTCGTATCGCCGCCACCGCCACAAAAACAAACACTCCGATCAATGAACCGAGGTTCAAGAGTCAACCAATCACGCTTCAACATTCTTCACCGCCTCTTTGAATGTGCCACCAACATGTGTAAACCCCATCCGTGACAACAGTTTATGCGTCCTGTCTAAGTCTAACGCAGTCGAAACGCCAATGCAAATCTCACTTGCACCTCGCTCCTTTGCCCAGTCTCTAAAAGCATTCAATAAACGAATACCAACCATCGAACCGCGCCTGTCTTTTCTAACATACCAGAGAATATCGTTTGCGAGAAGGTCGTTTCCAAAATAGTACGGAACTAAATGACCCATAATCATGCCTATCAACTCATCACCCTCATAAGCACAGTAACCAAAAAACCACTTCGGATTTAAAATATACTTTATACCTAACGCTGCACACTTCTCACGACTGTAGTCCAAATTCTTAAAGGCACTCTCTGCATGCATCTGGGCACCCAGTTCAATCATAGGGTCAATGTCCCACTCCTCCATCTTCTTGTAACTTGTCACCTGAACCTCCAAACGAAATTACAACGTAATTTTTTCTCTCCCTCTGGGACTCCTTTGGTCTTTTTATATTTAATTTGTGGAACTTGCAACTAAGGGGCAGCCTCCAACGGAAAAACCTGTGAATAAATCTACCCAACTAGGGCGGGCGGGTGGGGCGGCACCCGCCCGTCAAAAATTTGACGGGGTGGGGTGTCAAAAATCTGACAAACCCCCGTTTTTTGCCCAAGTAACCCCTTGTCAAGTCAATAATTTGACAAACGCGTCAGTAATTTGACGGCCTGGGTGTCAAATATCCATCACTATTTTTGTTTGTTTGTGGGTTGTATTTATCATGTTTAAATATTATGTTTACTAGGTAAACATAACGCGACTATGGAGGTGTGAATTATGTTACATCAAATTCAAAAAAACTTAACTGCCGCTAAGAAATTAGCTACTTCAGGTGATAAAGAGGCCATGCAAGCTGAGGTTCATCATCTGAAAGAAATCATTAAGCAAACTGAAGCACGTTTAAAAGACACTAGGTCTTTGGCGATTAAGGCAGGTTATGCTTTTTATCAAGAGCAAGATTTCCAATATGCCGCTAAAGAGGCATATACGCAAACACGCAAAATGTTTACTTGGAAATGAACCGCTGGGCTTTAGCCTTAACACTAGCAGGAGTAATCCTGCTAGTGATTGCTCATTTACTGTATGGATTAACTACAGAAATGAGCGAAAGTGTAGACAGTCTTATGCGGCTGGCTATGGTACTTCACGCTGTTGCGGCATTCTATGCGGCAGCGGTTATTCAACTAACCATTTGGGATGGAAAAAATGACTAGAAAATTACCCTTTGCTAAAAATGTAAATGCTAAAGTAGAAAAGATTATCGAAAAGGCAAAAAACTTGCCTGAAGAACGGTCTAATATTTTTACGGGTGAAACCGTAAAACTTCCTGCTGATGCCGCCGCTATCTATGATATTACTATGATGGCTAGTGTTTTATCTGAAAAGAGACCTGATGATTTAGGGCTTATTAAAACTTTGCGGCAAGGCTTGGATTGGTTTATGAAGCATGAACCAAAAGCCTATATGGTGCTACTAGACTAATGGATGAGGCGTTATGCATCGCCTATGATCTGAGGCATCAGGTAGATCTTCTACCTGATGCCTTTAAGCATCAAAAGGCAGTGGATCATTCTGCTACGGATATGACCCTAGCAGAGCGAGCCCAGTACCTAATAACAGTACTGGAAGCCCGATCCCGACCCGAACCATCCCGACCCGAACCCGAATAATTTTGTTTGTTTTTATTTGTTTTTATGGTAGGATAAATTATTATCCTTTCGTTCACAACTTGGCACGGTTCATAAGGAGTAATAAAAAAATGAACCGTGCCCTTTTTTAACCGTCTATATGGAGGACAAAATGGGAACTAGAGCGATTTATCAATTTCAAGATAACGATAGTGACGAGTGCTTTGTATACAAGCATTATGATAATTATCCGCAAGGTGCGGTTCACTTTATTGAGGAGGCTAAGTCTATGGCATGGCCTCTTCCGAGATACGAGGCGGATGAATTTGCCGCCGCATTCGTTGCCGCCAATAAGAACAAGAACGGTGGCGAGGTTCGTTTAATATCACATCATTTTAAAAATGAAGATGAAATTCTGGATGCACATAGTTGGTGCGACTATCATTACATCATTCATTTTGATAAGAGCCTTAAAACTTTATGGGTTGAAATTCAGGAGTCATTTTATCAGAAGGACGGCTCAATTAAATGGGAAACCATTTGGGAAGGCACCCACGTTGACATGATGGAAAAGTATGGAAGAGGGGCGGCATGATGCATTTTATGGATAAGTTTTTTAAAGATTGCTTGAAGGACTTTCACGTTCCTGAGGGTTGGGTGAACATTAGTTATAAAAATGATGTTTGCCCTAGCTTTTATTATAAAGGCTATCAAATATTCGTTAATCATCCTGACCCTAAAAAGAGAGAGATTGAAGACTCGTTCAGGTTTTCAGTTATTATCGACTACGAATACGGGTGCACGGGATGGACTTTTTGTGCTGAGACTATTGAAGAGGTATTGCCAGAATTGGAAGTGCCATATTTGAGCCGCCCATTGGCATATCCAAAAGAAGAATATTTAAAGCATGAACAAGAATATCCAAAAGAAGAATATCTAAATTATGAAAGAGCTTCATCATGAACTACGTTTATGTAACAAGGCCAGATAAGAATGGCGAAAAACATTTGATTAAACGGCTCAAGCCGTTGCCAAAAATCACGCAGAAACTTTTGAGACTGACTAACATATCTCAAAATCGTATCTTGCAACGTAGGCTCCAAGCAAAATAAATTCTCCATAGGGTGCGAAAAGAGGCGGGTTTTTCCGCCTCTTTTTGTTTGTATTTAATATCCTGGGTATGCTATACTAAATCATGTACAATAGTCTAATGGAGGTATTAATGCATAGACTAAAATTTAAGAGTAAAGAGTTTCAGCGTATGCTTACACATATGATGAACCATCCACGCAAACTTCCTTATACTTCAGAGAACACGGGCGATTATGGATTATGGCTGGTTAAGGATGATGGCATCTATGTCATGTCACCATGTCACATGGAAGATAGGGACATGGATGGCGATGGTGTTCATGTTATTTATGCCAAAGGCTATGACAAAAACCAGCCTGACATTTGGGACAAGACTTATGCTGTTAGTCGTGACGACTTTGCGGAGTTTATCCCATTAGCCAAGAAACAGGTTCGGCGTATGATGGAAACATGCGAGTTAGAAATCGGCTTATCTGAAACAAAATTAGAAATCGTAGCATGAACAACCTTGATATAACCAGCCTGATCAACATCGGGCTGGTTATTTTTTATGTACTAGCGATTTTCGCCCTCCTGATCTACGCAATCAAGTTTGACGATTGACGTAGCACCTGATCCAGGTGTACTTATAATTATTCTTGTTAGTCCTCCATAATAACAAGACTAGAGGCCAAGCCCCCGCTTGGCCTCGATTCTTTTACCCCGAATCCCGAACCCCGACCCCGACACCCTAGCTGCTGCGGACAGTGTTAGAGTCCCGAACATTTAACTTGTTTTTACTTGTGTTTTCATGTTAAAATAAATCATAAGCAAAACTATGGAGAATTAAATGCTTACAATCTCAAATATGACAGGCAAGCTAGAAGGGTTTAAAGCGATTAACACTAACACGCTATCGAACCCTTATTGCCAAAAAATGAGCGCGTGCGGCTCAGACGATATCATTTGCACAAAATGCTATTCATGGGAAATGCTCGAAACATTTCGCAAGGGATGTATTCCTGCATGGGAAAGAAACAGTAAAGCATTATCTGAGGGTATTATTCCGCCTCATTTATTGCCGACATTCTTAGAAGCGTTTGTAAGATTTTCAGGACATGGTGAATTGATAAATCTTACCATGCTAGAAAATCTTCATAACATTGCACTACATAATGCGCATACTAAATTTGCATTGTGGACTAAGCGCAAAGACTTAATCAATAGGTTTTACGCTAATAATGACAAACCAGAAAATCTGATTTTGATTTTCAGCAATCCAAAAATTGATGCGGTTCTTGATAATCCGCCAAAACATTTTGACCGCACGTTTAACAACGTATCACCTGACAGTGAGACAGTGCAAAATTGCACAGGTCAAAAATGCAAAGATTGTTTGCTTTGCTACATTCCTAATAACGGAGTTACTCAAATCGTAGAGGCAGTAAAATGAAGAAGGGGCGCAAGCCCCTTTTTTTCAGCTAGGTGCTGCGGTCACTTACTGTTGTACTGGTGCACCAGTCCCTGCCCCTTGGGTCAAGAACCGATGACCCCCGAACCCCGACCCCGAAGTCCCGAACCCCGACTCCCGAATCTTGTCCCATAGACCCGACCAGTCCCGACCCCGATACAGGGGTTCAGCATCGAGCCCGACTGCCCCGACCTCCGATGCCCGACCCCCCTCAAACAAAAATAGGTCGGCCTGCCCCGACCCTTTAACCAAGATGAAAGAAAGCCCTCCGCACCGAGAATATGCGGTATTCCATGCAATTTGTTGTGGAGAGAGGTTTACCCCCTTTCCTTTTGTTACCTTTAATTCTATCCAGAAGGGCAAACAGTCCCAGACAATGTGTACGTCAGGCACTCCGCCACCATGTCTGTTTTCAATTCGTGTCGAGAATGTTTTCGGAGGCAGGTTCTTCTTTACGGTTGTCCAAAAGTTTTTTTCCAACATTTGATTTCTCTGTATATGTACCTTCTATGAACGCCTGCGGATATTGCTTGCGCAATTCACTTAGCCGTAAAGCGATGTCTTCTTTTGTCATGTCGTCAAGCTGGTGAATTTGTTCACGCCTATCAACTGTCAGACCGCCCAAGGCAGAGCGTATCTTTTCAGCGTTAATTGCTGCGGAGTACTGTCCAGCATCTTCAGCTCCTCTTGAAAGTTCGTCCAGTCTTTTCAACTGTCCAATCATGGTTACCCCATAACGTCTCTCACGTTCTTGCCTGAGTTCTTGTATATACTCCACAACGTGCGGAGCATAAGAACCGTTCAGCAGCTTGGATGCCATTGTCATAGATGAGGCAGGAGAATAACCAGCTTTACGAGCGCATTCTGCGTTTGAGTAAATCCCTTCAACGTAATATCTGGCAAACTCTTTTTGACGATTATTTAATTCTTTTGGATCGTCTTCTAATGTTGTCACACTTGTCACGGTTGTCCTCTAAATTTGTCACACTTGTCACACTTCTACCCTTTTTTTAGCATGACCTAAAAGCGATTTCCACAAGCTATATATATGTGAAAATGCAAAAACACCCCTAGTACCGTGACAAACGTGACACAAACGTGACAAGCAGTTTTGTTGTTTTTCATGTAGTTAACCCCCCTTGTCACACTTGTCACACTTGTCACACCTCCTGGAAAATTATTTTTTTTTTTTTTTTTTTCAGGAATTTCTTCTATAAGTGTGACAAACGTGACAAATGTTTGCATGTTGTCGCTTGACGTTGCATAGTGTCTTACAGTACAATAAAAGCAAGTTAAATCATGGAGGACACAAGATGTCAGAAAATTATGTTCACGAGGTTCAAGATACAAGGCTCGTGGTTCAGGGTTCACGCATCGAGTTTGGCGTGTATTGTGATTGGTGTGGTGGTTATGGTTGTGATGTTGATTTTTATGGTGACATCGTTGATTGCCACAAGTGCGGTGGTTCGGGTTTCAAGTTTCATTATGTAGTGGGAGGTGATGATGCCTAAATTGAAACTCCAACCTGAAGAAGTCGTTGTGGCTCTTGCTCGTTTAGATGATGAGAGCAAACAAGAGTTCGCACATATTTTAGTCACTAGATGGCCGACACTTGCTAGTCACATAGCATCTATGATGGACGATGCGTGGTCACGCGCCAAGGAGAAACAAAATGCCTAAGTTTGAAGTGATGTTGGGTATGCCAACTTTTGAATATCGGACGGTGCTTGTTGAGGCGGAAAGTCCTGAACACGCACAGGAGATGGTCGAACTTGATATTGAGGATGCATGGGATCATGCATCGCCTTCAGACAAGGACGAGCAGTTTCGTGATTGTCCAACAGTTCAATTTATTGAGGAGGTTCAGAATGACTAAAGTGAAATCAATCTCACTGACCGACAGGCAGTGGAATGTTTTGGAAGTGGCTTTGGATAGGTTTATTGAAGACCAGAACGATGCCAAATATGCGAATACTGTTGAAGACGCAGAAGTTGCGAAGGAACTTGCCGCTAGGGCAGAAATCGTGAAAATTTTAATGCAAGCTGAATTGGAGAAGTAAAATGGGATTAGATATGTATTTAACTGGAGATAAGTTCAAGCGTACTCAGTACGCGAAGGACGAGAACGGTGAATTTTTACGCAATGATGATGGCGGTATTATACCGATTAATGAGGATACTGTTGATGGATTTCGCAGAAGTAGCCAGAAACTAGACCTTGGTTATTGGCGTAAGCACGCCCCTTTGCATCAGTTATTCGTTAATGCTTTTGCTGATGGTGAAGATAATTGTCGCCCCATTGAATTGAGTGCAGAAGATTTGCGGTGGGTTGCTAAAGTGCTGAAGGGCAATGCCCCTACTTCACTACCGTCTAATGGAGATGTTGTTCGTGGTTGCTTTTTTGGTGACGAAGAATGGTGGGACGAGTTGTGTGAGCGTGCCCACGAGGATGCGAAGGTTTTTGAAAAAGCCGCAGAATGGTTGGAGTCTGGTGGCGATGAATATTGGCATTCAGTTGAATATCAGGCGAGTTGGTGATGAACGTTCTTAGCTTATTTGATGGTATGTCTTGTGGTCGCATCGCTCTTGAGCGGTGCGGCTTCAAGGTGGATAATTACTTTGCGTCTGAGATTGATAAACACGCAATTAAAGTTGCAAAAGCCAACTATCCTGACACGGTGCATCTGGGCGATGTGACCAAAGTTCAAACAGGCGACAACAAGCTGGAAGTTACCACAGGCAATGTCACAGAATATGTTGGTATTGACCTGTTGATTGGCGGCTCACCCTGTCAGGGATTTTCGTTTGCTGGCGGTCAGTTAGCGTTTGACGACCCCCGCAGCAAATTGTTTTTTGAATATGTCCGCTTGCTTGAAGAGTTGAAGCCAAGATATTTTCTGCTTGAAAACGTGCCCATGAAACAGGAGTTTCAGGACATCATAACCAAAATGCTGGGCGTAAAACCTGTGCGCATCAATTCCAATTTGGTATCTGCACAGAACCGTGACCGCCTGTACTGGACAAATATTCCTGTTAAATCTTTGCCAGAGAACAAGCGCATATATTTGAAGGACATTCTTCAGAGCGTTGAGGATATTGGCGAAGAGCATTATCACAGCATGAAGTCTGTTGCATATATGGAGCGTGGCAACGACAAGTGGGGGCAAGCTGGGTCAAGACGAGCGGACGGCTATGAGCAAACGCTTGAGACAGAGAAGTCTTTTACCCTGACTGCCAATATGCATAAGGGCGTGCCATACAACTATTTCAAAGAAACACGACAGATGTCATTTGGTTTTGATGATCCTGAGACAAAGTCTGGTCTGATTATGGCAGGGCAAGCAGACTTAAAGGGGCATGACTACAATCGCAGGGTGTATCATCCTGACGGTAAAGCCCCAACACTAGCGGCGGCATCTGGCGGCAATCTTGAACCAAAAGTTATGGCAGGGCGCATTGTAAATCGTAGGCTGGATGACAAAGGCATTCGCAGAGACGATGACAAGTCTATTGAGTTTACGCAGAAGGTTGAGACTCGCACAGACGACAAGTCAAACTGTTTAACGACTGTTGAAAAAGACAACGTTGTAGTCAACGAAAGCGAGTTGCGGTGGAGAAAACTCACGCCTCTGGAATGCGAGCGTCTTCAGACCGTGCCAGACAATTACACTAATCATGTGTCAAACACCCAACGATATCGTATGCTTGGTAATGGTTGGACTATTGATGTTATCTGTCACTTGTTGAAGGGAATGAAAAATGGGAAAAATTAAAGCATGGCTAATGGAGATGGAGGACGATGCTCTGGACATGACCAGAGAGGAGTTCATCAAGAAGCACGGTAAGTTCTATGTCGAAGTGTGGACAAAGGTTCAAACGTGCAGAGAGCTGGAACAGTTGGAGATTCAAAATGGAAAATTCACCAGAGGAAACTAAAAAATGGCGCGACCAGTTTGTCGAAACAATCTGGAAGGCACAGCTTGATGCTGGCATGAAAGTTTGCCCTGAATGTGGTGGCGATGGCGAATTAGAGTACGAGCGACCTGTCGTAGACTGGATGAACGGTGGATATCTGGAAGGCTACATGGACGTTTGTCATAATTGCAGCGGTGATGGATTTGTGGAGGATGAAGATGAAGACAGTGATTGAAATGACCGTCCAAGAATTTGAAGATTACTTGAAGAAAAAACGCCAAGAATTGTATTTGTCACCGTTGCGCAAGGACGTTGGCGCAAAGTGGCGGAAGACCGATTGGGGCAACCCGACAGCAAAACTCTCGATGCAAAGGCGGAAGACCCCATGATTGTAAAAGCGATGGCACTTGTTTGCACTGTGTTTGTTAGTGGCGATAGCAAGTGCGTAACAGAATTTTATCCGAAAACGTTTGAAACCATGCAGGAGTGCAACGTTCAACTGTTTCAATGGCGGATGTATGAATTGCCAAGAAACAAAAAAATTGTTCTTGATGACTGTATTATAACAAGTTATAAGCATGAAGAACGGAAATAAAATATTAGATTTCACAATTACGCTGTACTCAAATAAAAAAGCAATTGTGAAGGAGGTGGTCTGTAAGCCCACCAAGTTGGAGTCCGTGATTGACGAACTGGATAAACAAGCCAGTGTGCCCAGAAGGGGTGATGGTCATCATGGGTATTATATCGAAGTAGAAGTAAGGAGGCACAAGGATGTCAGTACAAGTAAAACGGGGTCGCCCTCCCGTACAACAAAAGGCGGAGTTTAGAAATGTGGCTATCCCTGTTGATGCGTATGACCTGCTGCGGACAGTAGCAGACAAAGAAGAGCGCACAATAGCGAGACAGTTAGCGTTTTTAATTCGTAATCAATATAGCCAGGAGGCCGCAAATGTGGACTAAATTCTTAAAATTGTTCTTCCCTTGCTTGGTTCAGGAAGAAAAGACAAAACCTAAATCAGAACCTGTGAAGAAGGCAGCCCCGATTAAGAAGAAAAAGCGTGGCAGGCCACCGAAGAAAAAATCTTAACACAGGATAAACTCGTAAACAAAAAGGGCAGGGAAAGTTTTAACAAGCCGATCCCAATATCCCTGCCCTATTTCTTCCTTACCACTGTAAGGCTATATCCCAAAAAATTCAAACAATCTTCTAAATCACTGACTCGCGGCTGGTGTTGTGTCCGCCATTTTCGCATTGTGTCACGATGGAAGCCAACTCGTTCACTCATGTCACATTCATGAATTTGCTGCCGATGCATCTCTTCAAACAAAAACCGAACGATGGGGTTTTTGTTTTTAATGCGGTCTTTGACAAAGTCACCGCGTTTTGCGTTCCACGGTTTCATGATCACGCTTCCCACCTAAACTTTAACTGTCCGTAAATTGGTTGCCAGTCTCGTTTGCGATTGCTCCTGTCCCAACCCCGTTTTGTGGGTTTTACTTCACCAACTATCTTCCAACCAGCTCCCCGAAGTGAAGACCCCGACTCTTCCTGCAAGGTATATGTAATCATGCGCTTGCCACCCATCTGCTGCCAGATACGCCAACACCGCCCGTACAAAAAACTGCAAGTGTTTTTGGGTGCGTGATCCACAACGCAAACCCTAGTGACCTCAACAGTCAACCCGTCATCTAACATCCTTGCCAAGGGTCGCCCGACTATGGCAACCCCGACAAGTTCATCCCCATAGCTTGCCCCGATTGAAAACTTTCCGCCATTGGTTGGGTTGTTGTGTCTATGAAAGTTAGCAACAAACTCATTTGCCTCGCGTGTAGTTACAGGGACAATCTCTAGTTTCACGATAACGACCCAGCCTTATCTGTTGTATCAAAGTTGCAGGATGCGGTTTCTCCCTGACAACACTCGTCTATGACCAAGTGACAGACAGCACATTGCGTATGCCCATGCACTTCAATAGGCCGCATCTGCGTTTGACATCGAGGACACAAGCCATCTCTTATAGCTTGCGCCATCGTGCCATCACCCTGCGATATCTGGCTCATTATTCTTCTCCAAGGCTTCTCGTTTTGTGTTAAGGGAGATAACATTGTCACGAGACATGCTTCGGATGTATTCTCTTGCAATATCCTCTCGCATGCCCGAAAGTTTTTTAAACCTGTCCACTGCTTGGTCTAATGTATATCCACCCTTTTTGTATTCAATCAAGATATCAATACATCCACTTACTTTTGAATTTGTAGCCATTCTCTTGCCTCCTCTCCGAGCACTTTTGCTCCAATATCAATTTTGTCACGCAGCGATTTCACAATCTTTTCGTCAATGCTCCTCTCTGTAATCAGGTCAATATATGTAACAGTGTTTCTTTGACCTATCCTGTGACACCTGTCTTCTGACTGGATCCGTGTTTCAAGGTTAAAGTCATTTGCATAATATATCACGGTATTGGCTTCAGTAAGCGTGAGGCCGTAACCAGCCGTTGCAGGATTAGCAACAAAGAACCGAGCGTCACCATGCTGGAACTGATGTATTGCCTTTTCACGATCTTCATCACTTGTGTCTCCATAGTATGATACCACAGAATTGATCCCGAATTGACGCTGCAGGGCAATAAAAATTTTCTTAATATCGTACCGAAACCTAGACCAGATAATTATTTTACCTGATACTTCTTCAATACACTCAAGCAAGGCATTGACCCGATTGGTGTCTACCTCGACCATGTTACCGTCATCTGTCTTGAGGTGTCCCGAAAGTATTTGCTGAAGCCGAAGAAGCTGTGTCATAACTTGCATGGCAGTCACGATGTCGCCATTGTCCAGTAGCACCATCGCTTCTTTCTGTATGTCCTTGTACATGCGAACTTGTTCCAAGGTCATGTCTACATAGCGTATCGTGTAGTTCTTTTCTGGCAGGTCCAGACAATCTTTTTTCAGAACCCGATAGGTAAACGGTTCAATCTTTGTTGACAGCTCAGTCAGGTTACGAAACCCGACAATGGTCTGAAACTCTTTAATACCCATCTTCTGCTTGCTAAGTATCGCGTAACGACCCCGAAAAGCATAGTAGCTGTCATAACCCAAGACTCGTGGTTCAAGAAACTCACATTGAGTATACAAGTCCATAGGTGACTTGGTTACAGGTGAACCTGTCAGCAGCCTGCGAAACTTAAACTTCTTGGACATTTTGATCAGAACTTTTGTGCGGTTGGCCTTTGGGTTCTTGATGGTGGTGGACTCATCAATGGCAATCAGGCCGTTTGCGCCACATCTATCTGCAATCCACTCTCCCATCTTTTTGCCTTTGCCCGAACTGAACGCCTCGACATTCATGACAAACACCTTGACACCAGGTTCGGTATTCGTGAAGAATTGTTTTAGCTCTTTGCGATAAGACTTTGTGTCTTTGGCTTGCCAGTAGCTAACTTGATGGGGGACTTCTTCAGAAAAATGGTCAGGTATCTCTTTGTTTATCCAGTTCCGATAAACGCCTTTTGGTGCAACGATTAAAGCAAAATCTATCTGATTGGTATGCGCAAGGACAGCAATACTATCAATCAACACCTTTGATTTACCTGTGCCCATCTCCATAAAAAAGCCAAAGAACTTCTTATGAATACTCTTGTTCAGAGCTTCTGTTTGATGTGCATATGGTGTCGTTTTAAATTTGTAGTTGACTTTCATGCATGTCCTCCTTTATGTTCAATGTAGAGGTTGGAGAAACAAACGTCAACCTCTCAGGCAAGGTGCGGAACAACCAGGTTCTACTGCGTCAGTAGCGAAGGCCGCGTCTGTGGGGGTGTTCTTCCCGCCCTGGGAAAGAGGGGGTTCGACCCCCCACTGCCTGTAACCTTAAACCTGAAGAGGATATACTTGCTATGAAGCAGATAGATCAAATATTCGATGAAGACATGTTTGCAGATGCAACCGCACTGGACGGTGTGGACGCTAATGCAACCAAATCACTCTCTGACCTAGTGAGGGACTTACAGGAGAAAACGGAACAGATTGCTGCGTCCGAAGAATACCTGAAAGGTCTGAAGGCAGAAAAACAGAGGATGGCTACAGAACAGATACCCATGCTGATGGATCAGATGGGCATCGAGAGGTTAGATGTTGACGGTGCAACCGTGCAACTGAAGCCGTTTGTTTCTGCATCTATCCCTGCTGACCGCAGGCAGGAAGCCTATGCGTGGCTCCGTGAACACGGTCTGGATGACATTATAAAGAATGATGTCACCGTATCATTTGGACGAGGTGAAGATAACTTGGCAGGCGATGTCATGTACGACCTTGAACAAAAGGGGTATCACCCCGAAAAGAAAACTCATATCCATTCGATGACCTTAAAAGCGTTTGTTAAAGAACGTGTTGAGAAAGGTCTGCCTATAGATCTGGATATGTTTGGAGCCTACGTTGCAAGAACTGCCGATGTGAAGAGGAAAAAATAATGGCAAACTCAGTAGCTAAAAAAGAAGAGGCTGGCCTACCAGCCGCAATCATGGACGATATTATTTCTACCGCTGGTGAGGGAGTAGACTATGATACGTCTGATTTACAGATACCTTTTGTGCGCGTCATCCAAGCGTTGTCGCCACAGATTAAAAAGTCTGACCCTGCGTTTATTGAAGGTGCGGGACAGGGCGATGCTTTCAACACCGTGACTGGACAATACTGGTCTGGGGAAGACGGCCTGACTGTCGTACCATGCTTTCAAGAAACGAAATATCTGGAGTTCATTCCACTCGACCAAGGTGGAGGTTTTGTTGGCGAAAGAGCCTCCAATGACCCAGAGTTAGGTAAGACAGAGCGTAACGGTGCCAAGGAAATTCTTCCCAATGGTAACGAACTTGTTAAGTCTGACCAGCATTATTGTATGATTGTTGGCGAAGACGGCATGCATCAACCAGCGATTATCGACATGAAGTCTACGCAACTGAAGGTCAGCCGCCGTTGGAAGACCCAGATTGCCATGCAGAAGATAAAGGATGGCGAGGGCAACATGCGGACACCCGCTTTGTTCGCGATGATGTGGAAGCTGTCTACTACTGAAGAGTCCAATACTATGGGCACTTGGTATAACTGGTCTGTTGAAAAAGTGGGCTTTGTGCAAGACAAGAGTCTGTTTGAGGAAGCAAAAAACTTCCGTCAGTCTATTGTGAAGGGTGATGCCAAGCCTGTGGCAGAAGAAACACCTGCTGAAGACGATAACATTCCGTTCTAAACATGAACATTGTTGACCGTTTCGCGGCGGCGTTTGAGGGATCAAATGCCGCCCACGGTCAAACTACAATCGGGCAGCAACGCCGTAACGGTAAGACAGAAGCCAAGAGTATTATCGTTAAACAACCGCTTACAAAGGAGTTAATTGCACAACATTTACAAGGTACAAAAGGTGTTGGTTCAATTCCTATCAACGACAAAAACATGTGTAAGTTTGGCGTGTTAGACGTAGACAAGTATCCGATTGACCATGCCGAAATATCTAAGAAGTGCAAGAAACTCAAAATACCGTTTGTAGTTTGCCGTTCCAAATCTGGTGGCGCACACTTGTACCTGTTCACAAAAGAGTGGATTAGGGCTGTAGACATGCGCGATTGTCTGACCGAGTTCTCCGCAGTGCTTGGGTTCTCTGGCTGCGAAGTCTTTCCAAAACAAGATCAGATCCTCGCAGATCGTGGCGATGTTGGTAACTTTATTAACCTGCCATACTTTGATAGCGAGAACACTGTGCGCTATGCCTTTGATGACAAGGGCGAAGAATTAGAATTAGAAGACTTCTTGAAGCTGATAGACAAGAAGCGCACAACGCTTGATGACTTAAACAACCTGAAGTTTGAAACCAAGAACGATGAGTTTGATGGTCTGATTCCATGTATCAAGAACCTAGTGCTGATGGGCATACCGCAGGGCATGCGTAACAATGCCATGTTTCACACAGGCATCTTCTTGCGTAAAAAGTATCCAGATGATTGGAAGAAGAAGCTGGAG